GTCATGAAAAAAGAATACAAATATTTTAACGCTGATTGGGACATAGTAAAAATTGATGCTAAAAACAAAACCGAAGCAAACAACCTATTTAAACAACGTTATCCAGATAAGGACATTAAAACTTATAACTTAATCGAACCTTCAAACGATAAAACCAAGTACACAACATTAACTTTTTCAGAATATGAAAAGAAATTGCTTGGTCAATAGAAAAATTATTTATACCTTTACAAAACCTTAAAACATAGAAATCATGTCAAAAACATTCTTTACTCCAACAAACTTATTAACGTTAGCAACTTCTAACGGTGGATTTACTTACGATTTCTTCAATGACGAACTCGTAAAAGAAGGATTTGCGGTTCCGATGAAAGGAACTGAAGTCAAAGAACCAATTCAAACCTTTGATGAAGGAATTATTCAATCGTATTTAGATTGGTTTAATCAGAAATATTATAATGAACATTATGATGACGTTTCTGTTGGCTGTTGGTTTAATCCTAGAGATCAACACTTTTATTTAGATGTTGTTGAGATTGTAAAAAGTAAAACCCTTGCGATTCGCAAAGGAATGTTAGCAGATCAGAAATCAATTTACGATCTGACTGAACAAAAAACGATATGGCTTCCGGAACGCCAAAAAACCGGAACAAACACACAACAGGAATCATATCTTTTTAATAAAATAAAAGAGTTGGCTCCTGAAGAGTTCTCATAATTTTATATTTTTATCAATAATTATTAAACGGATCTCTTGTCTCCTAAATGGTAGGAACAACTCTCTGCGAAAGTTGTAATGTGAGTTCGAATCTCACCAAGAGAGCAAATTAATCTTAATTAAATTATCACTGTCATGAAAAAATTCAACATCAGTATGCAATCGTTTCAAGCAAACGACATACAAAACTACTCAGATGCTTTTGATAGCTATTACAACACAACTGAAGACGTGTACACTGAACATCGATTCGAACACAAAACAGGAAAGGTTTGTATCATCCAATTTTACCCAGATGGTAAAGGATATGACGTTTACAAATTAGAAAAAACAGCTAAAAACTAGAATTATGAAAACTTTAACTGAACTTAGACAATATTTGAACACAATCCCGAACATTAATGAAGGCGGTTGTTTGATAAGTGCATACTCTGTTTATCTTTATTTAAAGCAAAACAATACTCTATCACCTGATTTTAAAATCATTGAGATCAGTCCAGATACGTTGACAAAATACATGAATACTATGCAGTATTTGTCTTCAGATCCTGAGAGTAATGTGTTTTCCTGCGGTCACGCTGTAATATTGTACAACGGTTACATTTATGACAGCGAAATCGATGTTAAGATGGATGAATTTGTAGACGCTGCTGTGTTTGGCATATGGATTGATCCTAAAGATCATGAACAATGGTTGATTAACCAGATGAACAATGCGAGTTGGAATGAATCTTTCGATAGAATGCAGTACATTCCGGAGATCGAGAAAGAACTTGGTATTGATTTATCAATGGTGAAACTATACTTCACTGAAGAAGAGCAGAAGGAAGCAGAATATAGATTTAAAGCAACACACCAACGTTTGGTAGATGCTAAGAAAGAATACGAAAGAAATCACCCTCCTAAATTCGATCCGCAAAATGCTATTGAAAGACTTTTTGGGGAGATGGTTTAATCCAAAACCTCAACGTAAGATAACTGTCTCAAAGATAGATGGTTCTAATTACATCGATGCTCAAATCAATTCTGAGCGAGGAAAGAAACTAACAGAAGTAATTGACCTGATTAAGATTAATAAGGTGGAGGAGGTCAAATCAAAGCTTACTGAATTTCTTCCGTTAGGATATCCGATAATTATTCTTGATGATTTTATAATAACAGGAAAGACCATGAAATCTATCTGGAAAGTAATAAAGGATAACGGTCGGTCCGAAGTAGGATGTTTATGTGTATCCGGAAATGTTAAAGATAAAGATTTACCATTTAAACCAGATTATTTAATAGCCGGCAGCTATCAACCTTAAAAATTTATCACTGTCATGATTACACCATTAAGAAATTTTGGAGTTGTTGAAGAAAATAAAATCTACCGCTCCGCACAGCCTTTATACGGATATGAATATGACTGGATCGCTCGTAATTTAAAGATTACTACGATTGTTAATATCCGTAAAGAACTGGATCACGACAGCAAGTTTGCTCCTGAACGTGGGATCAAAGTTGTTAACTTCGATATTCCAGATCATCATGCACCAAATGAAGAACATTGTGAAGCATTCTTTCAAATGTTAGATGACCCTAACAATTTACCAATGTTATTCCATTGTCAACATGGTCAAGGTCGAACCAGTTCATTCTCAGTGCTTTGCTCACTACATAAAGGAATGACGTTAACCGAAGCATTAGAAAGAGAACATAATGAATTCGGTTTTACTTTCAAACATCAGGAACAAATTGATTTCCTGAAAACATTTTCAGAAAAAATTAACAAATAAAGTTTGGATTTTAAAAATATTCTCCGTAACTTTGTACTCTCAATAAATTAGTTTAATGATAATAATGAAAACGTAGAGGGGAAGGCATTCCTGAAAGGTAAGAGTTTAAATTTGTCCCTGTCCGGATTAACATTGATTAATCAACGTGAGGAGCGTTTCCTTTTGCAAAAGGGATATTAAGGATACACCATGCGCCGTGCTTACCATTATCGTTAAACTTTATATTATAAATAATAATTAATTAAATTTAAAAACAATGAAAAAATCAACAGAAAATCAACAAAACGTTGAACCACAAAACAACTGGGAAAAGGCCGCTGCCGAAGCAAATCAGGTAACTGATCAACAAAATGGTGAAACATCTCAGCTACGTCCTTGGATCGTAGAATTGGAAAAGATTCTTGGTGTGAATGCTGAAGAAATCTTAACTAAACAGGCTGAAACAGCGGAACTTATTCCAGAAGATGACAGAGGTAATTCTGATACAGGTCTTAACGTCCTTGCTAAAATTACTATGGGAAAATTCACAGAAAATGAATTAATTTTCATGTATGTTGTTACAATGCATTCAAGTATGCAACTTTCAGAACAAATCGCTCAGGCTCAAATGTTGTTACAGTTTCTTACCGCTCAACAACCAGATTAATCACTAACATTAAAAACTTACAAAATGGATATTAAACCATCAGTACTAAAATTAGCTGAAACACTTGGTGTTGATGCTCAGGAGACTTTCAACAAACATTTCGGATTCGTTGCCGGTCTTGAACCATCAGATCCGCATGATTATCCGGCAATCAATACAGAAATTGTTGCTTTCATGAAGGACAATATGACAAAAGAAGAAATTCTTTTAGTTGCCGGAGCCGTATTCACTAACGGAATGGAACAAATGGATACCATTAATACTCTGAAGGGAATCATCGGAGTTCACAGAATGGGGTTAGCTTCTAAAATCGGAATTTAAAATAAAAATAGTATGGACGCAATCATAATTGCCGCAGTGTATACAGCAGTCTTTATGATTGCTTACATCTATGCCGCAAACAAAAACAAATTATAAATGTTTTCAGAAAAATTTAAACAACTCGCTGAAAAAGTTGGCATAAATATTGATGATATAATCAGTAGATGTGACAAATTGGAAGAGAAGTTTGATGGAGTTGATAAACAAGATATTTCTTCCGGAGCCTTATGGTTGGAAGAACTTGCTGTGGAACTTCAACCTAAAGAACTTGCATTCCTTTTAATTTCTGCGCTTTCTCCTTCTTCTATGGCAGACGATTCTGTCGAAGAATATTTGAAAGCACAAGGATTTAAAAAGCTTGAAGATGGAACCTTCGTTAAAAATTATGATGAAGATCCTGATCAAAAGAAAAAAGATGCTGAACAAATCAATAAGAAGTTCAATATTCCTATTGTTGATGCATCACCTCCCGAATTTCTTAATCAAGAGGAAGGTAGAAATGCCCTTGGTTACAATCATAATCTTAACAGTGCTGTTGATGCAATTGGTGTAAAAGTTGATGATCTTAATAACAAGATTTTGTTTTATCAAACAGATACAGATGGTAAGAAAGTTTCAGTTAAGATCGAAACGTTAGAAAGAAATTTTACAAGAAAAGAACTTTCTTATATGTATCAATCCAAAGTTACCCAGTATGATGATACAATTTCTGTATTCGAACAAAGAATTCAGGATTTAATAAGTGAAGTAGAAACAATCACTGTCACACCTGAGAAACCAAAAAGACAAACAAGAAAAACAAATAAAAAGAACGATGTTTAATTCAAAACCACAAAAATCAAAATCTGTGTTGTTGGCCGAAGAGTCGCAGAAACACATCAGTGTATTTCTATCAACTGCTGAAAACCTTACTAAAGTAAATGATCAGATTGATCAGGAATACGATGCTAAGGAAGCTGAGAAACAAACAATTATTCTTCAGCAAGAAGCGTTACAAATAACTAAAAATAATAATGCTCGTATCATCGAAAAGATCTGGGCTTTCTTAAATGATTAATCTTTAAAATTTTAAACAATGTTATCAATTTCAATTACAGGAACAATAGCAATAGGTTTGGCCATTTTAGGATTGGTCGGAATGTTTTTATACTGGGGGAAGAAAGGCCCAGACAATGATGATCTTACTGATGACGGTAATGATCCTTTAGAAGATTCAGAATTAATTTATGGAGCAGCTATTCAAGTCGATGATAGATTTGCCAGAGTACATGGACTTTCAGTTGGTGAATACTATTTCATTACCATTCCAACAAGTGATACTCCGGTTAATTACATAAGAGTAACAACTAATAATGGGGATTTGGACGTACCAAGACATCGAATTAAGTCGATTATTTATGATATTGAAACCGGAACTGCTGCATCGCCTTATGAAAAAAAATATCGTGAAGTTGATGCTTCAAAGCGTTATGTAGATCCATTTAGCCAAGGAATAATTGCTCAAATGGCTTATGGTCAACAGATAAATGATACTTATATTGATGGATCGTACAAAGACGAGATTGAAACAAAAACGTTTGGAAACGGTGGAGAATTTGCCGGAGGCGGTACTTCAGGAAGATGGATAGATTCACATCCTGAAAATCCTTTTGCTGATACAGATCATAATAGAGAAATGAGAGGACTGGTTGAACAAATTCCAGATAAAGCAGGTGTTGGTGAAATTGGCGGAAAGTTTATTCCTTTTGAAGAAATTCTTCCAAGAACTGAAGTCACATTCAATTCTATTTTCAACGATGATAACCGATCAGCTGTTAAAGAAGCTATAGATCAGGCGATTATTGAACATAGTATTGACAACAATCATGCCTCAATTTATGAACCAGCCTCGCATCAATCATACTACGGGAGTTCCAATTCTGACACAACTTCGTCCCATGATCATGGAAGTTCTTCATATTCACACGATTCTTCATCATCTTATGATTCAGGATCATCGTCATACGACAGTGGATCATCCGATTCAGGATCAAGTTCATCCAGTTCAGACTGATAAACTTTAACAAAACTTTAACATAAAATAGTGCAAATATATGAAATTATTGTCGTATCTTTGCACTTACAAATCAACTATGATAGAACAATGGTATGAAGAAGCCATCGAATATGGCCTTCAGGAATTTGAAACGTTGAAAGGTATTAAATTTGTTATATATAAAGGATTCAAAATTACCAAATTCGAAGGATTCAAAATTGAAGATATTCGTAAAAGCGACTTCTATGAAGACGTTGATCCGAATCATTTCATTCTTTTAAAAGAAAAAGGATTTATTAAAGGTGCTGACGACCTATCTTATGATAGAAATATTATGAGAGTGAAAACCTACATCAAGAAATTGGAAGTTCTTTATACTGAGAAATACAAGCTGATCAAAGTTAAGAAAACTAACACTCAAAAATTTGAAAACCTTATAAACGGCATTTATAAGTATATAGACTTATTAAAGTTGTATAAAGCAAAGGTTTTACAACACGAAAAGAAATACGAAATTCCGACAACGGAGTAAAATTAAATAAAATGAACAGAGCGGAAAGAAGAAAAACTGCTGGTGTAAATAAGCGTGGCTTACACAAATTGCAGGAAGGGCAGAGTAAACTTTTAATATTTGGATCGACCAAATGGAAACATTCTACCCAAACAATCACCTTGAAAAATGGTGGTCAAAAGAAAATAACTCACACGCAATTAATCCAAAATTAGACAAGAAATGTCAAGAACTAAACAAGTAGCCGGTGGTGCTACGAACCCAATTAAAGCAACTGTAACTTACAAACCGAACTCTGGTGAGTTTGAAATCTTTGTAAAAGAAACCAAAAAGAAAATCGACGAACTGAAAGAGATCAAACTGATCATTCTGGATGCTGACAGATTCTCCTTAACTGGTTATTCGAAAGCTTATGAATCAATGTTCACTTCGAACTTAGTACACAACACGAAAAAAGAACCTTTATCAGTTGGTACATTTGTTGGAGGTAAGCACAAAATTGTAGCTGAAGGTCTTTACCAAGACATCAAAGAGAAGTTAACAGGTGCCAAGTACACAAAGAACGTTTTATGTCTTTTAGAAATTGAAGATAAGTTCGTTTTAGCCGACTTACAATTGGTAGGAACTGCTAAAAACATCTTCATGGAATGGTATCAGGCACATCAACCTGAAGGTCTTGTAACGATCACTCCTTCTGATGAATTGTTCGATTACGATCAAAAGAATAACGCGATGAACGTTGTTCCAAAAGACAAACAGAAAAAATGGAGAACTACATGGTTCTACAAATTAGAATTCGATGTTGAAGACATTGATGAAGATCTTTCTAAACAAGCTGATCAAGCTGATGAAAATCTTCAGAAATACTTTGACGGAGCAAAATCATCAACACCTGCCGCATCTGATGAAGGTAAACCGGCTGATGACAGCCCTGCTGCTGATGACGATGATGACGATTTACCATTCTAAGATCTGAACTTATGGTAGATATAAGAAGATTGTGGAATAACGGGAAGTTTCAACAACTGAGCGTTAATGCAAAATTAATTTATGTCTATCTTAGCAACAACTCTGGCCTTAATACTGTCGGAGTTGTTTGCTTATCTCCTGAATCAGCGAGTCAAACAATTGGTATGGATATTGATTCATACAGATCTGCTGTTAAGGAGTTGGTAGATACAAATTATATTTTTGTTAAAGCCTACGACGGATTGATCTATTTTATTGTTCCGGCTCATTTTAGCACGCTCGCCACCAATGACAACACGATTGAAAAAATCAAGTCTGATTTGGCAAGCTTACCATCTAAACTTAAAACGTATTTGGCTTCCATAGGAATAGCTGCGGAAAAGAAATACAAGAAGTTCAACAAACCAACTGTTCAAGAGATTGAGCAGGTCGGAATGGAATTTGGATACGCTGTAAACGGAAAAGATTTCTTTGATTATTATGAAAACATTTCAAAAGAACAAGGGAAAACAGTTTTCTGGGTTGACAGTAATGGAACTCAGATCAAAGACTGGAAAATGAAGTTGAAAAGAGTCTGGTGTAGACCTCAGAATAAACTTCAGAAACGAGACAATGCTCCGAAAGGATTTGAATTCTTCTTTGTGAACATTGATGGAAAAACTTATTTCCCTGAAACATGGAAAGATGGTGAACCAAGATCAAAAGATTTTACTATACAACGAGCGTTACAGAAAAAATATGAACAAGTTACAAAAAGAGGCTAAATATTTCCTGAGTATTGGATTAAATCCTGTACCAGTTGGTAAAGACACAAAAGAACCAGATAGACCAAAATGGTCAACAGTTCGTTTTGAAGAAGATGAAATTACTGAATATCCTTTCGACAACATCGGTATTGCCACCGGAAGTATGTCAGGAGGATTGGAAGCAATTGACTTTGATTTAAAGAATGCAGAATACCCTGATGAAGTAATGAAGCTTTTTAAAAAGAAAGTATCACTGTCATTAATGAAGAAACTGGTTGTTCAGCAAACTATCTCCGGAGGTTTTCACATGATTTACCGATGTGAGGACATCACGTCATCTAAGAAACTGGCTATGAATAAAACTGGTCAGGCGGTGATTGAAACTCGTGGAGAAGGCGGATATATCAAATGCGCTCCATCAGAGGGATATAAGCTGATTCAAGGGAGTTGGGATAAGATTCCAATTATTACTCCTGAAGAACGTCTGCAAATATTCATCTCGGCCAAAATGCTTAATCAGCAACTTTTAAAAGAAGCTGGGAAAAAGAGATCTCGTGAAGACAATGATTATCTGAAGAAATTTCCTGATTACAATGAAGATATTGAAATCGGAGTTGAATTACTGGAAGCAGCCGGATGGACTCAACATTCAGAAGATGCTGTTTGGATAAATTTCTCACGACCTGATTCAAAATCAAATGACCTTCATGGTGGATACAACAAAGAAGGAAAGTTCTTCTGGGCGTTCTCCACCGCTCAATCAGATTTTGAAACAGAAAGACCTTATAATAATCATGCGATCTTTGCAGAACTTGAATGTGGAGGGAATTACCCGAAAGCTTACGCAAAGTTATATGAGATGGGTTATGGAAATCCTGAAGAAAAAGGTAAGAAAGTTTCGAAAGAAGAATCAGAAGATGAAGATTGGGATCAAACGTTGGAAGATCTGAGTTTTCTTTCAGATGAAATTGAAGAAAATGAATATATTGATCAAGCGGTTAAAGGTGAAATTGCTCAGGGACTTCCGACCGGATGGCCAGCATTAGATCCTTATTTCAGATTGAAAGATCATTCATTAAACATCGGATTAGGATTGGATAACGTTGGTAAATCTGTTTATATGTTGAACATAGCTGCTGCATCTGCAACTCTCCATGGTTGGAAGTGGGGAATGGTAATGCCGGAGAACAAAACACCGAGGTCCAGAATCAGATTGATTGAGATATTATCTGGTAAACCAATTACGTATTTCAAATACAAACCTGAAGAGAAGAAATTTTATGTGAATTATTCCAGAGAGAATTTCAAAATCATTTCTAACAAAAAGCATTATTCAATCGATGATGTATTAGAAATGGGGAAACGAATGTATGAGAAGTTTGGAATCGACGCTCTTTTGATTGATCCGTATAACTTTTTTAAAGTAACAGGTGACGGATATAGATTTAACAACGAAATGCTTTCTAAAATGAGAGTGTTTGCTGAAAAGTATTGTTCTGTATATATTCTTGCACACCCTTCGACAAATTCTCCAAGGGCGAACAAAGATTCTGCTGGATATATTGGTAAACCAAGTAAGTATGATATTCAAGGTGGTGCGGATTTCCCGTACAGAGTTGATGACTTCTTTACAGTTCATAGAATTGTAAATCATGAAGATCCTGACGTTCGAAAAGAAATGCAGGTAAGCGTTGAGAAAATCAAAGAAGTTGAAACAGGTGGAAAAGTTCATGATAATGGAGATTACACCGGTTTAATCTATGAAACAAGACATGGTTTCACAGGTTATTGGGATAAGGATGGGAACAATCCATTCTTTGCTAAATTAAATTCGAAAAAAGAAGTACAGGCACAAGTTAAACGGATGAATCCGGAAGATGCCTTTTAAAATTAAATACAATGAATTTAGAAGATAAAGTAAAAGAAGTCTGGGAAAAATCTGGTAGAAATAGAAATGTTCTATTTCATTATTTGTTATCGAATGATGTTTCACCAGATGAATATGCGATGTGGGTCGATGAATGGCCTGAAGAAACATTTGAAGGAAATTTAGGTGACTCATTTATAAGTAAATGGTTACTAGAAGAAGAAGCAGAACTTAGTAAGATTGTGGCACCGGCTGGTGGAACATTAGCTGCAAAAGCAAGGAATTTTTTTGCGTCGGATATTCCATCAATTCCAGTTCCATCAATTCCAGTTCCGACTTGGACTGACGAAGAAATAGCTTCAGCTATTGCTCAAACAAATGCAGCGAATTCGTGTCCTGAGGGACATTGTGAAATTAATGAAGAACAGTATTTATCTGAAGTTGAACAAATGTTAAAAGAAGATGTTAATGGAGAAATACCAAAATTAGTCAATGAGCGGATTATTAGTGAAGCTATTAATCTTTACGAAGAAATTCAACCAATTACTGATGAATGGTCAGCGTTAAAAGATATTTGGGAAAACGAAATTGAAAAACCGGAGGAACAATTAGCAAAAGCCCAAATGAAAGAGGTCGGTATTGCTATTATTGAATCAATGGAGAAAATTGAAAATAGTCAAAAACATAAAGGTCTTCGTTTTAATACCGGTAAAACTCGTTATGATCTGGTTCATCCATGGGCACATGAGCAAATGGCTAAAGTATTAACCAAAGGGGCAGAGAAATATGCTGAACGTAACTGGGAAAGAGGAATGGCTTGGAGCAATGTCTTAGCATCTTTGGAACGACATTTGCAAGCTATTAAGAAAGGGGAAGACTTTGATCCGGAAACAGGATTACTTCATGCAGCACATATTGCTTGTAATGCACATTTCTTAACCGCTTATTACAAAATTTATCCGCAAGGAGATGACAGACCTCACCGCTATTTAAGCCCTTTAAAAATCGGTCTGGATATAGACGATGTTTTGGCAGACTTCGTGGGTAAATGGCGAGAAAGATACCCCAACAATGAGGTAAATTTCTGGAACTTCGATAAAGATATGAAGGAGAAATTTGCTGAGGTTGCACAGGACAAAGAATTCTGGATGACAATGAAGCCAAAGATCAAACCTGAAGATCTTCCTTTCGAACCAACCTGTTATATTACAAGCAGAATGATTCCGAATGATTGGACTGAAGAATGGTTACAACTTAATGGTTTTCCAGCTGTTCCGGTTCATACGATTGGATTTAATGAATCAAAGGTGGACGTAGCAAAAGAATCAGGGATTGAGATCTTTGTTGATGATCGTTATGAAAACTTTGTTGAATTAAATAACGCTGGTATTGCTACATTCTTAATGGATGCGAAGCATAATCAACGCTATGATGTAGGATTTAAGAGAATTCATTCTTTAAAAGATCTTATGTAATGATTAGTGTTTATAGTAGTTTGCTGCTTATGTGCAATCATAGGTAATGTTATCAAAAAAGATTAATATGAACAAAAAGGACATCCGTCTCTATTCATTTGATGGAGACGGCAATCTTAGAAAAGTTGGTGAATATAAAACTGACAGAAAGAAGTATCAACGTCACTTTTTCGAATCTGTAGAAGATGCGAGACAAAGAGTTGACGAGATAATGAATGAAACAAAGCTTTATAGAAAGGGCACTCAATTTTTAATTATTGAATACTATTTCGATAAAGATTATTGGAGATCAAAAATTTTAGAACTTATAAATAAATAAAATGGCAAATACAAAACAAAAACAAACTGCTTCAGAATTCTATTTTGAACATCTTAAAAAGATGGAAGCAATTTTACAACAATTCATTGATCTACAAGAACAAGGTGAGAAAGCTTTTCAAGGTTTTACTGTTGCTGAACTTATGTCAATGACGGAAAATACAGAATTGAACGAATTAGGCGAGAAGGTTGTAATAATGATTAAACAAATCTCCAAAGACCTATGACATTAAAAGAGATGATAGTGAAATACTGTACAGAAATAAACGAAAGTTTACAAAAGATCAATGATGCGAAAACATCAATGGATTTATTTCTTGGTGAAGATGACAAACGTCGAGAAGCTTTCAAAGTAATGGTGGAATTCGATCCGGTTATCAAAGAACTGTTTGAACAAATGGAAGAATTAACAGATAAACTTGAAATGTAATGGCAACAGGAACAGTTACAACAACATGGGTGCAAATCAAAGAAGGTGAGATAATTAATATCGATCAGAAAGTTGTTCGAGTTTTAAAAGAGAACAGACCTTTGAATGCAACTCAGGATTCTGGTGGAGGAATAGGTTATTATATTGGATTTTATGAAAGTCTTGATGATAATCAGAAATCTAATATGAGATTGAAATTCAATACTCCTTCAGACAGAGATGATGCGTTTGATATTATTTTAACAGCTTTACAAACAATAGATATTAGGAAATAATGGAAGAAGTAGAATACATTTACGGGTTTGATATTGAGAAAAGAGAGTTGACCCAAGAAGAAAAAGAAAGGGAAATTACAATCGAAAGAATGTGTAATTTCCATCACGATGCTGGAGAAGATTTTCTGGACACTTGTGCGGTTGGTCGAACAGATGTGTTTGCTGGGTTTATGGCCCATAAATACATTGATCGAGCAAAGGAAATTTGGGATATTTTAAATGAAGAATATTCTGAAATTCAAAGCTTTAAAGAATTCTACCAAGAAGAGTATAACGAGGAACATAATATCGATAATATTTATTTCGATTATTTGGAATTCATTAATACCACAGAGTATTCTAAAGCAGAAGTAAATCAAATATTAATTCAAGTAGACGAATATTATAACTCATGACAACATTCATATTAGTAGTTTTAATTCTAATTTTAATAATTGGAATTGTTAAAGTTCTTCCGGTAAAGAAATATGTTATTACTTACAGAGAAGAATTAATGGAAGATCGTTTCATCGTTGTATTTGAAATACGTGGAATTCTAGGAATTCATGGAGAAAAAATAGAATTTATTAATTGGGATGACGAATGGGATAGAAGTTGTATTGAAAAAGCTTTGAATGATTCTAAACAATCGGGAATTCCGTATAAAGGACCAAATTATTTTTAAATGAAAAAATCAAAAGTAGAAGTAGTGGCTCACAGTCGTGGGCCCAACGGAGACGAATTAATCAGCGTTCTCTGTACGTTTCCAAGAATAGTGTTAGCTGAAGTAAATACACATCGTATGCTCAGTAAGAATACTTCAAGCAGTAGAGCAATTCCTTTTTGGAAAGCTGTTAAATCGGTGACAGATAACACGTTCATTCCTTATGCTTTCCAAGGACATCATTCTGGAATGCAAGGACATAAATATTTAGATCCGAACAAGAAAGTTTCTTGGGAAGAGGTTCAACCGGTTATTCATTCGATGATCACAAAGAACTTTTCTTTAGAAGACGGTGATTGGGCTGAAGTTGAATTCGCTATGAACGAATATGTGTGGCCATTGTTTAGACAAGATGAACAGGGAAGAACTCCGGCAGAATGGTGGATTCAGGTGAGAAACATCGTTATTGGTTGTGCTATCATGGTTTATGCTATGGGAGTTACAAAGCAGATTGCGAACAGATTGTTAGAACCTTTTATGTGGGTCACCGACATTATCACCGGTAACAAACAAAGCTTTGAAGGATTCTTTAAATTAAGATGTCCAGATTATGTTTTCCATGACGTTGAAGAATTCCATTTCAGATCCAGAAAAGATATGTTGAAACAGTTTGGTCCGAATGAAGAAGTCGAATATGAAAATCATCCAAATGTTTTTCTTTCGAATTTAACTGAGGAACAATGGTTGGAAGCTGATTACAGTCTAGCAGAAATTCATATTCAAGATTTAGCGGAGAATCTTTGGGATACGATCAATGAGTCAACTCCGAGGGATTTGGAAGCGGGTGAATGGCATATTCCTTTCAGAGATAAGATTGAAAATACTATGAACGGTAGGTTATTTCAAGCACATGAAAATTTTGATTCAATAAAAATAAAAATTTCTACAGCGATGGCGGCAAGAACTTCTTACACGGTTGTTGATGAAGAGAAAGAAATTTCTTATCAATCGTTGATTGACGTTTATGAAACGAAATTGATTGGTCAGGAGCCGCCTCATTCATCACCGTTTGAGCATTGTGCGAAAGTAATGTCCGATGATGAGCATTATGAATTTAGAAGAGGTAAACTTTTTGAAGACTCTGATACAGGGCTTCTTTTAGCAACACATGGAACAGAAGGATGGTGTAACAACTTCCAAGGATTCATTCAACTTCGATATTTTATTGATAATAATTTAAAACCATTTTGATTATGACAAAAGAACAATTTAAAAAACACTGGTATCTTATAGAAAAATGGACATCCGGTGAACAAATACAAGTACTTCGCAAAGGTGTATGGGAAGATATAGATGAACCACAATGGCAACTCACTCCTCAATATCGTATTAAACCTCAGTTAGAGTATATTCCATTCGATTATTCAGATGCGGAGCGGTTGATTGGTAGAGCAATTAAATCTAAAGATGGTAGGGTTGTAACAATTATTTCCTATATTCCAACAGGTGATGTAATTACAACAGGAGGTGGAGTAACACGAACTTTTGAATATTTGTTTAATAATTATGAATTTATTGACGGAACACCTTGTGGTAAATTATCAAACTTTTAATAATGAGAAAAAACAGAAAACAGAAATCACGCTGGAAAGAATTCTTAATTGACATAGGAGATACAATTGGTGGTATTTTTGTCGGGTTATCATTTGATGCAGACAGTAGATACTTATTAATCTTTGGTGTGATTTTGATCATGACCAGCATTTATTTAGAATATTTCGAAAAAGGAAAAGAAGATGGAGAACAGACCAGTTAAATGGGGACCGTTAGGGTTTATAACTTTTTCCCGTACATACGCAAGAAAAAAGTTCGGTGGTAAATTAGAAACGTTTTCAGAAACTGTTGAGAGAGAACTCAATGGAATTGATAAGCAACTGAAGTTATCACTATCAGAGGAAGAGCAAGAGTTCTACAGACAAATGAGACATGATATGAAAGGCTCAGTAGCCGGACGTTTTATGTGGCAGCTTGGAACAAAGACGGTTGATCAATTAGGATTAGCAAGTCTTCAGAACTGTGCCTTCGTAGTTATTGACAATCCTATTACACCCTTCACTTGGGCGATGGATATGTTGATGCTTGGTAGTGGTGTTGGTTATTCAATCAAAAAAGAACACGTTTACAAACTACCAAAAGTTCAAAAGAAAAAGATTAAGATTGAAAGACTTGATACAAAAGATGCAGATTATATCGTGCCTGATACAAGAGAAGGCTGGGTGAAGCTTCTTGGAAAAGTATTGAAAGCACATTTCTACGGAGGTGAAGGATTTAGTTATTCTACACAGCTTATTCGTGGAAGAGGTGAAGCAATCAAAGGTTTCGGAGGTGTGGCTTCCGGAGCATCAATCCTTGTAGAAGGAATGGAATTGATCAGCGTTGTTTTGAACAACAGGCGAGGTCAGCAGTTACGTCCGATAGACTGTTTGGACATCATGAACATTATCGGGATGATTGTTGTTGCAGGAAACGTAAGACGATCAGCGCAAATAGCAATAGGTGATTATGATGATTTGGAATTCCTTAAGGCCAAAAGATGGGATTTAGGAAACGTTCCAAGATGGAGAAATATGTCAAATAACTCAGTAGATTGTTTTGATGCAAAAGCACTTCCGGCAGAATTCTGGGAAACTTATGAACAAGGTGAGCCATATGGGCTGATCAATCTGGAGTTATCCAGACGTGAGGGGAGACTTGGTGAGACCCAATATCCAGATCCGGATGTTGAAGGATATAATCCGTGTGCTGAACAATCATTAGCCAATCATGAGACGTGCTGTTTAGCGGAGATTTATCTTCCGAACATTGAAAGTGAAGCTGAATTAATTAAAGTTGCAGCAATGCTTTATAAAGTAAACAAACATTCATTAGCATTGAAGTCACATCAGCCTGAGACTGAAGCAATTGTTCATAAGAACATGAGAATGGGGATCGGAATCACTGGTTTTCAAATGGCTTCCGATGAACAAAAAGGATGGTTATGGAGTTGTTATGAATATTTAAGAGAAATTGATAAAGTTTATTCAGCAAAAATGGGATGGCCTACTTCAATCAAGCTGACAACCGTTAAACCTTCCGGAACATTATCGTTATTGGCAGGTATGACTTCAGGGGTTCACCCAGCAACAGCTGATCAATTCTATATCAGAAGAATCAGAATCGCTGCTGAATCACCACTTATCGATGTCATTAAAGCACACGGTTATCATATCGAACCGCAGGAGAATTTCGATGGGACTTTAGACAGATCGACAATGGTTGCGTCTTTCCCTTGTAAATATCCAGACGGTACGAAACTTGCTAAAGATATGACTGTGTTTGAGCAGTTAGAAGACGTGAAGTTCTTACAAAAGAACTGGTCTGATAATTCTGTCTCAGTCACAGCATATTATACGAAAGAAGAGTTACCAGAGATTAGAAAATATCTGGAAGAAAACTTTAAAGATAATTTCAAGACCCTGAGTTTCTTATTAAAATCAGACGCAAGTGGATTTAAACAAATGCCATTTGAGGGAATAACTGAGGAATTATATGAGGAGATGATCAAAAATGTTAGACCAATCACTTCTTTGGAAGTAGGGTTTGATGAAGATGATATGGAAGACTCAGACGATTGCGCTTCAGGGGCTTGTCCAGTTAAGTAACAATTTAAATTAAATAAAATGAAAAGTTCTAAGATTGAAAAACTTCCAGATTTTGAAAAAGGAGAGATGGTCGAATATGAAAATGATGATTGTAATTATATTGTATTAGTTACAGGAAAAGGTGAATACGAAACTCAATTCACAGGAGTTATAATTTTTGATTTTGAATCAGGATACGGAATCGGTTATTTAACAGATTCTTTTAATAAAGCTGAATTCAAAAAATTTAATGGTGTAATCGAATTACAAAATTAATGATTAACAAATTATCCGGAACCTTTTCAGTCGTTGATATTAAAAAGTCAACAACTCGAAAGGGTTTCTCCCAACTAAAAGAACACGATGTGTTCAAGATTGAGATGCCTGTAGGTAAAGCTTGGAGTAAAAGAGTTAATTTAGATCTTATTATTAATGGGACAAATTATCCATATACTCTTAATGAAATAAATTTAGTGTTTAAACAGATATTAACAGTACAACAAATAAATTAAACAATGAGAAAATTTTTTGATAGCCTATTCGGGCTTTGGCTTCCGATCGCACTTATAATCCTCAGTATCGTTTCTGTAACGGGAAGTTATCTTAATGGTTCATTGATTTGGATTGACATCACATATGGTATTGCAAATTTCATTTTATCTGCTTTATGGATCAGAGAATGGAAAAAAGATACAAATCGTGAAAAAATCGATTCGATTGACACTTCTGATATAATCCTACCAGAAATTGAAGATAATGGAAATTTGGACGAAATGCATACCCAAAAAGACGCTGCTTTGGCTACATCTGTCAACACATTAGTTGATGTTTGTTATAAAGCTTCGTACGCAGGTGGTTGGCATACAGCAGTCGGAACAGGTCAGCTTCTTGACAGAAATAGAGCGGAGATGCTTTGCTTAATCCATTCAGAGATTTCTGAAGCAATGGAAGGTGAAAGAAAAGGATTGATGGATGACCATTTACCAAACAGACCAATGCCAGAAGTAGAATTGGCAGACGCTGTGATCAGAATCGCTGATTATTGTGGTCGTTGGGGTTATGATCTTGGTGGAGCAATAGTTGAGAAATTGGCTTACAACGCTCAAAGAGCAGATCATAAGCAAGAGAACAGATTAAAAAACGGAGGTAAAAAATTCTAATGACAAACGGAGTCTGGACTTATGACATCGAAACGATTTCCAATCTGTTCACTTACACTGCGCAGAATAGGGAAACGAAGGAAGTAGTTCAGTTCGTTATCTGGGGTGATGTGAATCAACTCCCAGAATTATTAGAACATTTAGAAAGTTGTGGAGGCGGAATAGGCTTCAACAATCTTGGATTTGACTACCCAGTTATTCACTTTATTATGAATGAAGGATATAACTGGGATCATCTCTCAGGAGATCAAATTGCTAAGTTGATCTACAAGTGCGCTCAGGAAACAATTAAAGATCAATGGCCTAATGTCAAAGATAAGTTTATCAAAGTTCCTCAATTAGATCTGTTTAAGATCTGGCATTATGATAATAAAGCAAGGATGACCAGTTTGAAAAAACTTCAGATTGCTTTGCGTTATCCAAATGTACAGGATATGCCGTATCAACATACAGATACGATTGAAACATATGAACAGGTACAGGAAATTCTTGATTATAACTTAAATGATGTTTTGTCTACATATGATTTTTATACCAAGACTCTTGAAAAGATAGAACTTCGCAAAGGTCTTTATAATAAATACGGACTACGATGCATGAACTTTTCCGATTCGAAGATCGGGGAAGAACTTACTCTGAAACTTTACTGCGAGGCAACTGGTAGAAAAGAATCTGAAGTAAGAAAGCTGAGAACTCCAAGAAAGGTTTTTAAATTTAAAGAAATCCTACCTTGGTTCTTAGACTTTAAAACACCTGAATTCCTTGAACTTCAGAAATATCTGGAAGGAATTGTGGTGACGGAATTAAAAGGATCTTTCAAGTATTCATTTGAACATGAAGGATTTACATTTGATTTAGGGACCGGTGGAATACATGGATGTACCAGAGCCGGTGTTTATGAATCAAAAGACGGATGGATCATTGTTGACATTGATGTTAACTCTCTGTATCCATCTTTAGCAATAGCATTAGGTATTTTCCCTGCCCACTTAGGAAAAGAGTTTGTAACTGTCTACGAAGATGGAATTGTTAAACCAAGACTGAAAGCGAAAGCTGAAGGTGATAAGGTGATGACAAACGGATTTAAATTATCCGCTAACTCAGTGTATGGGAAATCGAACTCAGAATTCAGCTGGTTGTATGATCCGTTATATACGATCAAAACAACGATCGCTGGTCAACTTGGTCTTTGTATGCTTTCTGAAAGAGTTAAGCTTGCGATTCCGGAACTAAAAATGTTACAGATCAATACCGATGGTATCACTGTCATGATTCCGGAAAGCAAAAAAAGATTGTTCTACAACACATGTCAAGCATGGGAAGAACACACTCACCTTGGATTGGAGTATGTTGCATATGACAAAATGATTATTCGTGATGTCAACAACTACGCTTCGAAATCCGCTAAAGGAAAGATCAAGAGAAAAGGAGCGTTCGTTACTTACGCTCAAATGTTAGAAGAAGAAACTTATCATAAAGCATTGAATCAACCGATTGTTGCTTATGCGTTGGAGAAGTTTTATTTTGAAAATGTTCCTGTAGAAGAAACAGTAACATCGTGTACGAATTTGTATGATTTTGGTAAACAGGCGAATATCTCAAAAGGATGGATTGCCGAAACCCATGATGAAGACGGAGGAAACAGAGTGTTGCAGCAGAAAAACAATAGATATTTTGTTTCTACAGATGGACAATTATTCACCAAATCAACCCCTGAGAAATCAGAATTGATTGAAGCAGGTGGAAGAAAGGTGACAGTTTTTAATAAATTCGTTGAAAAACCATTTGATGAATATAATATTGATTACGATTATTATATCGCAGAATGTTATAAAATTATCCATGTTATCGATGGAACGGCTGAACGTATTGAGAATGAAAGAAGAGCAGCAAGAGAAGCTGAAAAAGCTGCTAAAGCAGAAGAAAAATATTTAAAATTTTGTATTAACAAGATCCCGACTCAAAGACAATTTGATGATTGTAAACAGGATTGGCTTATTGAAAAATATGGTAGGCCAGCTGTTATTAAACCTAGTCCGGTTCGTAAACCAAAAATAGAATTATGAAAATAGAATATGATAGAGGAGCAAAACATCTTTTAGATGGTAATCGAGATACAGTTATTGTATCAGGCGTTCCAGCTGGTCCTTATAATATTTTTAGTAGCTTGGGGCTGAGACAGCTTCCGGTAAATGAAAGAGTGTTATCAATTAAAGAAAAGTTTTTCAAACATTTTGAAGTTGTCGATAACATTGTTTATTTCGAACATTACAGACAAGAAAAAGAATTCTTTGCTTATCAACAATGTTACAAAAGTAAGAAACACGATTATTATATTCTGATCAGTCCGAACATCAGTGAAGATGATGCAACGACAAAATATGATTTTAAATCTGGTGATTTCAGACTTGATTACGTGTATTTCGATGGAGAAGACATGGCTCTTTGTAACAAAATGACCAAAGAACTGAATGACTGTTTTCTTCAGCAGAAAGGAGATGAAGCTGTGATTTTCGTTGTTCTTAAAACAATGAGTGGATTTGAATTCAAAAGAAAGAAAATCAAACCTTTAGCGATTGACATTGATAAAATGTACAATGATGATTTCAGACCAGTTTATGATCATGTTGTTGAAACATTGAGAAAAACAGGTGAAGAAGGGAAAGGAATTATTTTATTTCATGGAGCAGCCGGAACAGGGAAAACCAATTTGATCAAAAATCTTACTATTGATGTTCCGGATAAAAAATTCATCTACATCACTCAGAGCATGATTGCTCATTTAGACGATCCTTCCTTTATCAGTGGGCTTATTGAGAACAAAGGATCAGTTTTAGTTTTAGAAGATTGTGAGACATATTTGAAAGACAGGAAAGAAGGAAACAATGTGATTTCATCACTTTTGAATCTCTCCGATGGTATTCTCTCCGATGTTTTAGAACTTCAGATCATCGCTACATTTAATGCTGACATCGAAAATATCGACTCAGCTTTATTAAGAAAAGGTAGATTGATCGCTGAATATGATTTTGGTCCTCTGGATATTGAAAAAGCAAAAAGAATCGCTGAAGAAAACAATATCGAAGGGGAAATTAATAAGCCAATGACAGTTGCTGAAATCTTCAATATGAACGATGGAGCCAGCACGTCTCAAAAAGAACGAAGAGCAATAGGCTTCGGTGTTAAATAAATGAGAAAAATAGTTAAGAAAGCCTCTAAAGCAGAGGCTTCAAAACCAAAGAGCAGACGTAAGATAAATTCAGCAAAATATTTAATGGATGGAATTGAATTCAAATCCAATCTTGAAGGTAGAATGCATGAACTTCTTAAAGAAGCCGGAATCCCCAATAAATACGAGGGGAAAGAATATGTGATCCTTGAACCCATTTCATATCCAATCGAGTGTTACGAAAGAACTCCGAAAAGGGATGCAGAACTAAAAGACAAGAGAAGAATACTTGCTATGAAGTACACTCCTGACTTTGTTGGACCTGATCCTGAGAATCCGGAATTTGTTATCGAAACAAAAGGTTTTGCAAACGAATCATTTCCATTACGATGGAAAATGTTCAAGCACATGGTAAACAATTCAGGAAATGCACCAATGTTGTTCAAACCAATGTCGGTTGCAGACTGTAGACAAGTTGTAGAAATTTTAAAAGCAAAAGGATATGGACGAAAATAAAAGCAAAGCTTTGTATTTCATCACAGAAGAGATTCATACTGACATTGATAATGTTTATGAATCTGCTTCAGATGACGATGTTGAGGAAGCGATCAAGAATATTGATTTAGCAATTCAACATCTAAAGGATCTAAAAAATAATTTAACAATAAAAGATGAAGTTTAAGAATCTTACAGAAGAGAATAAGGATTTAATTCGATTCCATTACGAAAACAGTACTAAAGAATATGCTCAGGGTTTTCTGGCCGGTTTCTTTGGTGTATCCGAAAGAACAATTAGAGGATGGGCAAATAAATTAGAACTGAATGTTCTTCCGAAGAATCGTGTGAGTTCAGCAAATGTAATGATCTACGATATTGAAACATCTCAGATCGTTGCTAAAGTTTTCTGGACTGGAAAGCAATACGTTGGTTTTGATAAGTTGAAGACTGAACCAAAAATCATTTCAATTAGCTGGAAATGGCTTGGAGAAGATAAAGTTCATTATTTGACTTGGGATAAAGATCATAGCGATAAGCAAATGTTGGTGGATTTCCTTCCGGAATATAATAAAGCTGATATGGTAATCGGAGTTAATAACGACAATTTCGATAACAGATGGATCAATGCACGTGCTGCTAAATATAGATTGCAGGTGAACACAATGATTAGATCATTTGATATTCAGAAAGAGTTCAAAAGACTTTTCAGAATTCCAAGTTATTCAATGAAGTATGCAGCGAAGTTCTTCGGTTTAGATCAACAGAAACAGCAACATGAAGGAATTATCATGTGGGATATGATTGAAGATGGAACTCCTGATCAACAAAAAGAATATTTAAAGAAAATGGTTGATTATAATATTCAGGATATTTTAACAACTGAAGATCTTTATCTTTCTTTACGTCAGTACATGGGACATAAAATGCATTTAGGTGTGTTTGATGATAAAGCAAAATACACTTGTCCTAATTGTGGAGGAAATCATATTAAATTGTATCAGACTCAGGTAACACCGGCTGGAACAGTTCAGAGAGTTATGCAGTGTGAGAATGATCAAACGTTATTTAAATTAACAAACAAATTGTATTTACAATACTTAGAAAACAATGAAAGCACTAACTGATTTATTAATAAAAGATCTACTGTTTCTGGATATTGAAACAGTAAGAGTAGAAGACGAGTTACAAATCGATACTCCTTTATTTGATAGCTGGGCCTATAAAATGACCTACGAGATGAAAGGAGCAACCAGTGAGGAACTCATTGCCGCTTACAAAGACAAAGCCGCTTTACATCCGGAATTCGCTCGAATTGCTGTTATTACAATGGGTTATGCCAAAGGAGATAATTTGGTGCTGAAGACTTATAACAACGAAGACGAGAAAGAACTTTTAACAGAGTTCATTGAAGATCTTCATAAGTTCACAGACAAGAACTCAAAAACTCGTCTGGCAGGTCATTACATTATTTATTTCGACATCCCGTTTATTACACGAAGATGTATGGTTAATCAGGTTGAACCTCATGAGTTACTGGATACATCGACATTGAAACCATGGGAAGTAACAGCTGTGGATACGAAAGATATTTGGAAAGGATCTTCACCAACACCTGCTTCGTTAATCAACATTGCTGTAGCATTAGGTCTTCCTTCTCCGAAAGATGATATTTCCGGAGCGCAAGTAGGAGATGTTTATTATGGAGCAATTGAAGGAGGTATCGAAAGGATTTCCAGATATTGTGAGAAAGATGTTTTAACTGTTGCTAATGTAATTAGAAAATGCAGATTCGAAGAACCGTTTGAACCTGTAAGTTCTTTACCGGCAGAAGATGAAGAACAGATTCCAGTTATCAAGCAATTATTCGCAGGAGCAAGATATACAGTTGCTCATAAAAAAGAATTGGTTGAAAAAATCAAAGCTATGGACGAAGATGAAAAAGTGAAAGCTTTTGATATTCTTAAAGCTATGGTAAGTAAAGCGAAAGGAAAAGTAACCAAGTTCACAGCAGAAAATTTAAAAGAATTAAAAGAACTTTGTAAATGATGATACTACCGACGAAAGATAAAGAAACAGGGGAACCGTTCGTATCATATAGTCAGTTATCTACTTTTGAGGAAAGTCTACGGAATTATATCCGTAGATATTTCTTCAAAGAAAAGTTTCTTGGTAACTCCTATACTGAAAAAGGGAATGATGTTGGTGAAGCATTGGAACATAATGATTTTTCTAAATTCGATGAAGACGAACAGAAGACTTTGATGACAGTTCCGAGATATGATGATTTTGAAAGAAAGATCAAGCTTTGGTTTGGTGACGAGTATTATGTTGTCGGATATATTGATACATCAACAAAAAACTGTAAAGCTATTGCGGATTATAAAACTGGTATTATTGAAAGCGTCAGACCAAAATATGATAGTGACAAGTACATTCAGTTGGACATCTATGCAGCAGCCATTGAACAGGAATTGGGATATTTACCGGATGAAGTAGATGTGTTTATTATTGAGAGAACTGGTAATGGCTTCAAACGTGAAGAACTGAAGATCGGTGATCGTTGGGAGAAAGTTGAAAAGAAAGTTACTCCGGAACGAGTGATCGAGGTCAAAGAAAAGATTGAGAAAATCGTTAAACAGATCTCTGAATATTATCAAGTATTTTTAAAACTACTATAATGTCAAGAAGTAGAAAAGCACCAAAAGAATCTCCTGCTAAAAGGTTCAGAACAGTTTTGTTCCATATGTGGGAAAAAGATGACGACGGCTTCGAGGAGTTCGATTTATTTTATGAAGATCGTATGGAGAAGCTGATCGAATATTATACTAAACAAATTAAGAAGAAATGAACAAAGCAGAAGTAAAACAGGCGGTCATTAAATTAGCCAAAGAAGTAATTGAACACTTAGAAGCTATCAAAGTGATAAAAGAAGAATTTGAAGATAAGTTCGACGAATTCGATGAAGATGAATTCGATGATTATTTTAACGATCTTATTGAAAACGATGAAGATGTAAAAGCTCTTGGAAAAAGATATGAAGATCTGATCGAAGAAAACGATATGTAATATGACAGAAGCAGAATTTAAGAAACAGATTGTTGATGTTTCTTCAGAAATGGTTCAACATCTGTACAAGTTTAAAAAGTTGAAAGAGTCTTTCGAAGAATTAAGTGCTTTGCATGACCAATTTGATCAATCAACGAAAGACAGTATTAAAAACGATGAAGAATTTCTATTCAGATTTGAGAATAGAAAAAATGCAATTTCCAGATTATTCGAAGAACTTGACTTCTAAATATAATCCGTATCTTTGCAAATCATTTTAAAAGGCTCTGCTCGTCAGGGCCTTTTTCATTAAACAACAGTTATGACAAATTTTATAATGAGTCTGGTTACAATGTTATTTCTGACGTTCCAACCAGTCCACAAAGTAAAATGGTATGATCTGCATGGAAGGCGAATGGCAAATGGTCAGATATTTGACCGAAATGGTATGACGTGTGCGGCTTCCTCCGCTTATAAACTCGGAGAGGTATTAGAAGTCCAGTCGATAAAAGATCATCGAAAAATCAAGGTTAAGGTCACAGATAGAGGAGACTTTGAAAAACATGGAGTGAGCCTTGATTTATCTCCCAAAGCATTCAGGGAATTGTTTCCGCTGAAGCAAGGAGTTGGGAAAGTTTATATTAAAAAATTATAATTTTAGGATGTCAATTGATTTTGGCATCCTTTTTGTTTGTAATCAAATGTAAAAAATTTAACAATGAAGAACCATACAAACTTAAAGAGAAACACATTTGTAAGTAATTGCTTAATTAATGCAATACTACATTTCATCCTGTACTTCCCTTATGGAAAAATTGGATGGGATCACAATTCGCCATCAGGAGGAATCAGTTTCTTCTGTGAAGTGAAAGGAAAGAGATTTAGATTCCGGAGAAAGATCAGACGTTATGGAAATAAAGGGAAGATTTTATTCGAAGGATATGTTTATGAAGAAAAAATAAATTACAATGACATACAAACAAGTATTTAAAGTAGATTCCAAAGGGAAAATGAGATTCATCGGTTTATCCGTTGAAGGAAGTACAATTGTTCAAACCAGTGGTTTAGTCGGAAGCGATAAATCAGTTATTAATCGTAGCGAATGTGTTGGGAAGAACATTGGTAGATCGAATGAGACAACTGCTGAAGAACAGGCCGTTTTAGAATTCAATGCTAAGGTGAAGAAGAAATTAGAAGAAGGATATTACGAAACTGAAGCTGAAGCAATGACAGGAGATTTAATTCTCCCGATGTTGGCAAAGGATTTTAAGAAAGAAGAAAAGAAAGTAAAATATCCTTTCTATGTTCAACCGAAATTGGATGGAATGAGATCTTTAAAGAAAAGAGATGAACTTGTATCCAGAACCGGTAAGGTAATCACAACAATGAATCATATCGCTGAAGATATTCCAAAGTTCTCTAACATTCTTGACGGAGAACTATATGCTCATGGAGAATCCTTCGAACGAAATATGGAATTGATCAAGAAATATCGCGAAGGAGAATCAGAACAGGTGAAGTATCACGTATATGATATTATTATGGATTTACCTTTTGATAAAAGGTATGCAGCTTTAAATTATCTTATCGATAAAGAAAAACCTAAAAACATCGAATTGGTCCCTACATTTCTTGTAAAGAATAAAGAAGAATTGTTACAGAAGCACAATGAGTTTTTAGAACAGGGATATGAAGGAACAATCATTCGATGGGGTGACACTGGCTACGAACCTAACAAACGTTCGGGTTCACTCCTGAAGTTCAAAGATTTTCAAGATATTGCTTGTGAGATCGTTGATGTAAAACCTTCAGAGAAACGTCCGGAACACGGCAGTTTTATTTGTAAGCTTGAAGACGGAAGAACGTTCGGTTGTGGAATGAGATTTTCACACGAAGAAAGAGCAAACATTTTAATTAATAAACAGGACTATATCGGTAAAACAGGGGAGATCAGATTCTTTGAATATTCTGAAGACGGAATTCCAAGATTCCCCGTTTGTGTTGGAATTAGGCTTGATAAATAAAACCTATGAAATACGGAAAACACCCAGAGCCAATAGATTATATTCAATTGGACGTAAAGGAAATGATGTTGTATCAAGATATGCCCATCAAATTTCCAAGAGAAGAACACTACGTTCTTGAAGAAAGATTGAAACCTTTCGAAGAACTGATTGATAGAGCAATAGCCGATTTTAAAAATGAATATGGTCATGCAACATTTGTAGATCATTTCATGTACATTACAGCGAAGAAACAATTTGTTTCACCTGCTTTCAGAATGAATCGTCAAGGATGGCATTGTGACGGATTTCTAACAGATGACATTGTTTATGTTTGGAGCGATCATCAACCAACGATATTTAACATAGGTGATTTTAATCTGACTCTGGATGATTCACTATCATTAGGTGAAATGAAAGAACAGGCTGATCCTAAAAACAATATTATTGTCGGAGATAATATGCTGACAAGGATTGATCAGTATGTCGTTCACAAAGTAAATGATGTATCGGACTATGCAGGAATGAGAACATTTGCTAAAATCTCCTTCAGTAAAAACAAATATGATCTCGAAGGAAATTCTCACAATTACGAATTAGATTATGATTGGAGAATGAGACCGAGAAATGTTGAACGTAATATGCCACAGGTTACAAAATAATGGCTTTAACAGAGAAAAAGATACAGAAGGCGTTGATGAATAAATTTGAATCACATAAATATAAATTCATCAACGTTTATTATTTCGATAACGAAAGCGACTGGTTGAGTTTTCTTCCGACAGGTTATTGTTACGAAATAGAAGTGAAGATCAGTCGATCTGACTTTAAGGCAGATTTTAAGAAACCTCGTCATGAAGTTCGAACTAAGCAAGGTTCCGGTAATACCCATTACATTGAAAGAAGATCTGATTCAGCAAAAGTTATATCAGACCCTGATTGGGATTTTTGCCGGAATTTTCCAGAACTGGTTATTGCAATGGAATATAATCGTTATGGAAGTAGAAGAGGAGATACAGACATACGACTTTCTTATACTCCTTATTCACCAATAGAATTCAGGGAAATAAAGAATTTAAAACTACCAAATAAATTTTTCTACGCTGTTCCTGAAGGAATGATTAAACCTGAAGAAGTTCCGGATTATGCCGGATTGTTGTATATCACTGAAGATCTTAAGGTGAAAAAGATAAAGGACGGAAAGTTTATTCATAAAGATTTTTTGAGTCCGGAGAAATTGTTTGATAAAACTTATTACGTTTATGAATCTGCTATAAGAGATAGACTTAATAAGATTTAACGACATTTCTTTCATTTATCGATTTAAAATATTTTTAAGTATTATCTACTCAGAATTTATTTTGGCACGGAATTTGAAGGAAATGTATATATAAATAACCCATAATTAGAATAATGCTTACATTCATTTTATCAATTATATTATTCCTTTTCACCAGCTGGTTAATAATAATGTTATTTTCACCAGATATGGGAGGAATTAAATTAAAGAAAGAGAAACATATGATCATAGTTATGATTGTTTGGTATATAATTTGTTTGATAATATCAATATTATCACAACAATAAAAACAGGGCTTATGTAGCCAACACATTAGATCAATAAACATTGTTCTTAAAATACATAAGTCCACACGGCCGTAAAGTGTATTTGGTTAGCACGGTGAACTAATAGCAAGGGAGGTTCGATTCCTCATCGGTTACAAAGACGACTTAGCTTAGTGGATAAAGCAAGGGTGGCCACACAAAACAAGTGCCTAGATCGTTGGTTCGAATCCAACAGTCGTCCCAAATTTTAATTTTAAAAATTTTTATTATGACAAAACAATCAGATTATGTAGTTGTCCTTAATCCTAGAGACATAACGGGGAAAGCTGGTGAAATAATGAGTTATTTTAATCATCCTCATACTTTTAAAAATTGGGATTTCGTTACTAAAAGAGGTGAGTCGATAGATAAATTTGACAACGGTGATCACCGTTTAATGATGTTTGACGATCTAACGAGAATATCATTTGGTGAATGGCAACGTCTTCCAGAGGATGAACCGATGGAACAATCAGAGCCGGAAATTATTACAGAAAAAATTTACGGGTATAAATTGATCAAACCTCAATATCATAGTGCTGTTAAAGAAATATTAAATGCCGAAGATGCTGAAATGTGGTTCAACGCCTGTTTCGATTCGAATTTAAGGCAATTAGGTTGCAATTTTAAAACATCTGTAGGAGAAGGCGCAATTGAACAAATTCTTAGAAAAGCCGGTGTATTAGATCTTTGGTTCGAACCAGTTTACGAAACTGAAGTTAGAGAACAGCCTGTTGATGAACCGACTCCTGAACCAGTCATGCAGTTCTCAAACTTTTATTTAGATGCTCACGACATTGAACAGTTGAAAAGAATTCTAAATAACGATCAAAAATGGGTTACATCATAGAAACCAAAGACATAAAGAAAACGGCTTCAAACAAATGGTGTGAAAATTGTAACAAACACATCAAAGCCGGAAAACCATCAATAGCTGTTCAATGTTACGACGGAGAATTTTACGAAGTAAACGTTTGTTCGGTAAACTGTATGGAGGAATTTGAGAAAAGTTTAATTATTAAAACAGGGGACTTACAAGATGAAGAAGAAATTTAAAGACCATTGGATATTTACTGAACCAAATTGGCCATTCGGAAATACTTTTAATGCAGTCATTGGTATAGTAGTTATTCCAGCATTATTAACATTAATAATTTGTTTATTAATATGAAAGTACAATTTTATCAAGATCAGACATACGAAGTGATTAACTCTGAAGGAGAATCACTTTTCCAAGGAAGCTTGGCAGACTGTGAAGCATTCATTAGATTAACTGAAGGAGGATATTTATAATAAATTAAAAATAAATTCGTATATTTGTAAAATGAAAAAGAAAGTTTTATCGGAGAAATCCGAACCGAAAAAAGAAGAGAAGCGTGAAGCTTCGATGTCTAAATCAAAACGTGCTTCTGTAGAGAAGAAGGAAGCATATAAAAAGAAGTAATAAAAAAGGGAGGTCATTTCTGATCTCCCTTTTCTTTGTTTATAACTTTCCGTACCCACTGGCACCATAAGAATCTTTTCCAAAACTTTTGTAATTATCTTTCTTAGGATTAGATTTCTTGTCTTTATCCTCTTTAGATTCACGTTTGATTTTATCAAATTGCTTCTCAATCATTCTTCGGCTTGTAGCATCTGATAAACCAATTGATGCAGCAGTTTCATACAATGTGTAGAACATTAATAAATTTCTATGTTCATCACCAAAGTTGTATGTTTCTTTTCCACCAAAATCATTATAACCTTCTTTCTTACCGTCAAGTAATACATCCCAAGCTTCAACTGTTCGCTCAACCTGTTTCTTAGGAATGTCATACATCCCAAGATCTGATTTTGCTCCATTCATGACATCCCATCCGTCCTGATCACCAAATCTGTAGAAATGGTAAGGAACTTCTGGTGTAGCCAATCCTTTCTTCTTAGCATTCGCAGCTGATTTCTTTCTCCATATATCATAATCACGATATGAAAAATCTCCTTCCCATCCAATCTGTTCTTTGATCTTATCACGGTTTTTCAAATAAACCATGTAGTTGATCGCATCGATATCAAATGAATCCGGAGCAGGGTTAACGTCACCGATAACACCTGAAGCCATTTTATTTACTTGGAAAGCCCAGTCAACAACATTTTCCTGTTCTTCATCATCACCTCCGAAAATCAAACTTCCTATAATCGCAGCGGCCGGAGCAATCGCTAAAGCTTTAATCGATTGGAATGCAACAATCTCGGTTAGAGATGCAGCAATTTCTTTCGAATTTTCTTTAGGACTTCTACTCACATTTCCCACAGCTTTCGCCAAACGGATCATAGCGTTATTTGAGAACGTAGAGAACGGAATCAAAATTCCACTCATGATCTTCGCCATAACGTGAGGAGATGTTGCCATTTTTGATCCTTCAGATAAGTCAGAAGAAGTCTGAGTCGTGTTGATCATATGTTGTGCATAAGCTAACGCATCTTTTCTCACAGGATCTGTTTCAACTTTAGCGTGTTCAGTTCTCATGTCAATGTCTGCTTCCTTCACTCCATGTTTTAAAAGGAATGAATGGTAATAAGCCAAGAACGTTGTACCCGCTGCATTAACGTCACCCATTCTTAATGACAACATTGAGATCTCTCTCGCTTTGTCTATTCCAATCCCCAGACCTTTTGATAGATCAACTGCTACACGTTGCACAGCGTTTCTTTCCGCTACAGACAACTCAGTGAACTTCACATCATCAGAAACTCTTTTCGTTCCGGCATCTGCTTCTTTTCTCATTCTGATTGAACTCATTTTCAAAAGTTCGATATCAGCTTTGTTGGTGAACATATATTTTGGTAAAAGATGCATATCTCTTCCCAAACGAATACCGGCTCCGATAATAACGGAAGGATACTGTTTTAAATACTGATCTACACCACCAAGAGCATTCACTGAAGCAATCTTTCTGGTAACTCTTTCGATCTTAATGATGTTCTTTTCAATGTTTGTTGAAGAGTTCATCGCTACACCAGAATCAATCGCAATCTTATCCAACGCTTTGTCAGTTAAACTGGCTATTGTTGAACCGAATGCTTTCTTCATTTCCGGATGTGTAAGGATAGCTTTCATTTTTAAAATCTCTTGTGCTGACTCCATGTCATAAAGTTGCTCTCCCATTTTATTACTTACCATTGAATCGAAGTCGAAATTAATCGTTTCGCTCTCCTGAAGTCTGGCCTGTCTTTCTCTTGAAAATACTGATCCAGACATCGCCTGAGAAGGACGATTGAAACTACTTGCTACAGTTCCCTTCACTTCATCAACTTTAGTTCTCATTGATTTATTTACCAACGATTGACGTGTAAGTGGTAAATAGAAATCATCTGCTGTACGTGGATCAAATCTTTCACCATGGTTGAAATAAGAGTTATCAGAGAATTCCTGAGAATGTCTTAGGAAATAATCACTTGCTGCTTTTAATAAACGGAAGTTATCTGGTTCATTTGTTTTCAGATAGTCGATTAACTCTTCTTTCGTATTTACGTCTTTCAATTGGTTCAAAGTTTCTTTCAAGATCTCAATCTTGGCCTGAGCCTGTTTGTTACTGGAATATGCTTCCAATGATTTGATTGATTTCTCAATATATGACTTTTTATAAAACTCCATATTTTCCGAAGATTCTCTATCGGCTTGTAACAATGTTCCGAAGATAGATCGTTTTACAACTTCTTTCCCTTCGGTGATTGCTGGATTTTTCTTAGAAAGCTTATGAACCAAACCATTGTAATAATTATCGAAATTCGTTTTTCTTACAGTGGCTCTTACTCTCGCATTCGACATATCAAAGAATCCTGCATCGTTATACAACTTCGCACCGGCTTCAGATCCGCCCATCACACCTTCCATGAACACATTAAGAGTTGTCATATAATCAACACCATGTTTAACCCATTCTAAAGGATTGATCACAGATGAAACTGGAACACCAAGAATTGAATCTGCATTTTGATCTCTGTCAATTCTTTTAGGTTTAATCCCTTTGGAATTGATGTAGTTGATGAATGAAGCAACATTTCTGTCAGCTTTTACTTTAGCAACGATCGCTCCTGCATTAGAGAAATCTTTATTGGTTATAATGTTGTCAGCAATCTTGATATATTGTTTGATCGTTTCCAAAGGAAGATCTTTGAACTTCATTTCTTTCAAAACTTTCAAAGCTGCTTTCTCTTTACCGGTCATCCCATCTGTTTCAGCATATTCTAAACCAATTTGAGAATACTCAGCTTGATTTATAAAAGCATCATGTGCTTCTTTTTGTTTTTTTTCAGATAAATTCTCAGCGTATAAGTCTGCATTTTCTTCTCTCCAAAGATCTTTGATTTCCTTAGTTGTCAATCCAGTTACATCAATTCCCATTTTTTCCACCAATTCTTCCACTTTAGCAGCTTCCGACTCTTCGTTCAATTTTGCCAGTTTATCCATCGCCCGATCATAATCTACCATTCTATAATTATCGTCCCTGCTTGGTCGAAATGTATCCCTAATTTCAGCCAGTACGTCCTTATATTCCTCTCTACTTTTCTCAGATAAATATCTTTCGTCAATAATCGTAGCATTTTGAGCAAGATCTCTGATATTTCTTGGGACTGCTTTTCCTTTAGATTTACCGAACTTCTTCAAAGAGTTTTTCAAAGAAGATAATTCTTTACGATCCTGACGGGCTTCGATCTTATCGATCACTCTGTTCACAACAGCTTCTACCTCAGCAATGTTTTTATCATTGATTTTTCCAACCTGATTAAGTAACGAATTGATTTCCCCTTGGTTCATATCTTTTCCAAGACCTTTGATGTCTTCTTTCAATTGATCAATGAATCCTTTTTTCAATTCTTGAACTTCTTTAGCACCGGTTTTAAAACCTCTCTGTAAGTTTTTGAATTTCTCACGAAGCATTCCTTTTTCAGAAATATTTACTTTCTTAGAAGTATCCGCTTGTCCTGAAGATTCTCTCACCTGAGTTTTAACAGGTTTTGATTTACCTTCAGTTTGATTTTTTACAACAGCTTCAGCAGCCTTTTTGTTTTGTAAATCGTCAAAGTGAGCCAATATTCCTTTGTCTTCAAATTCTTTCTTCTGTTCATCAGATAATTTTTTATACCAACTTGTTTCACGAACGTGATTCAAACCAGCAGAAATTACATCTGCCCCTACTTTAGCGGTTTTAACAGCACCTCTCATTGCAGTCAACGCTCCTTTAAGAACAACTACAGGGATATTCATCCCCAAGTTGTCTTTACCAAAGTCATCAAGCTTTTTATTCAATCCATCTAAGAAATCGTTCACCTTATTGATTCCGAGTTGCTCTGATAAATCAATTCGACTGAAATCATCCGGTGGAGTTTTCCCTTCTTTCCATTTTCTGAAATCCTCAGCATCTTTTTTACTTCCAAGAATGTGAATTTGTTCAGGATGAAAAGCGACATATTCAGTATCTTTTTTCCTTACTATAATTCCTGAATCATATCCTTTTTCTTCAAATTCTTTGATTCCATCCTTAGTTAAAAATTCTAATTTTTCAGCAGTCTTAACATTAGCTTCTGTGTATATAGGATTTTTAAAATCTAATATTACAGATTTTTTATTCTTACCGAAAACATTTTTATATTCTTCTACGGCTTGCTCTTCCACAAAATGAATACCTTCAGTTTCTGTTTTATTTGTTTCACCTTCAGGTTTTCTTTCAAAAGCTTCGAAGTCATGTTTAGTCAAATGATGAACCACATCTGTCATTGAACTTTCTGGAAAAACTGTTTTTAAATACTCCTTGTATTCTTGATCGGTTCCTATTTCAGTAAGTTCCTTTGAGTTCTTGTGAATTTCAGCAGCACCTTCATATGGTTCAGATTTAGGAGTAGTATCAATCGCATCAATCTCAGCATCATATTTTGCATCAATCGCTTCGAATTCGTTATTGTACTTATCAAGTTTCTCCTTATAATCTTTCATCGCCTGTTCGTAGTTCTCTGTAACTCCTTCAACCGGATGTAACGGTTCATCAAGTTTGTTGAGTTCTAAATCTCGACGTTGATCAATATCATTTATTTTTGCTTTCTTTTCTTCTGATACAGGAGTTCTTTCTGTTTCTTTTGGCGTTGACTCTGTTCCGGAATTTTCTGTTTTGGTCGATTCATCTTTAGCTTTTTGTTCGTTTATTAATCTATCACGTTCAGCAGGGGTTAAAAACTCAGCTTCTCCGTAAATTCTTCTTTGGTGTTCAAGAAGAGTATTGATGTCTCTTTCAATATCTTTCTGGAATCCCATGTCTTTTACAAGAACCTCTTTGTCTTTAGATTTAAGACCAATCACTGTCATAATTTTGTCATAGATCGATCTAACAATATTTTGTTCTTTATTTTGTTTAATACCTGCTTCATATTCTGAAGTCAATATCCAATTTCTGAATTTTTTATTAGACATGAATTCAGCAACAAATTCAAACCCGTTTGTCAATCCATAAGTACTTACTCCATCAGCTTTGATCTTACCTGTATCTAACTTCTCTTTCATGTATTTAGCAAAGAATTCCAAGCTATCAACTGCATCCGCCTGTTCTGGTGTATAACGACCATCCTTTTTATTATCCGGAAGTTCATTATAAACTTTGATATCATTCATCGCTACAATCGTAGCAGCGTGAGCCGCTTCATGAACAGTATTACGATCTTTTGTTCCGTAAATAAATCCTAATATTCTATTAAGATCTACACGAGCGTTATCATATTTAGTTACTCTTCCTTCAGAAGTTGTAACAGTGTTATAGCTTCGTCCTCCTACATAAGTCGATTCAGCAAGTCTTTGCATTAATGGTTCGTCTTTATCTCCCATCAACAATCTATCATTGATATGGAAATTCTCCGGAAGTGCTGCTAATATTTCATCTGTAACTCCTGCCTTTTTAAGACGTTCTACTACAGCTGGATCTTTTATTAACGTTTCTGTCTTCTTGTTCTCGGTTTCCCCGCTGCCGGCTTTGCCTTCTGCTCCCGCAGGACCTTTTTCAGATCCGGTCTTGGTACTGGTGCCTGTTTTTCCATTTGCTATTTCTTCAATTTGTAAATCAATATTTTTAATATCTTTGTTTAAAGAACTTTTAAAAGCACCATCAGCATTATCAATCTCAGTTTGCTTTTTCTGTTTAAGTTCCATTAAATCGGTCATATCAGTAAGATCCTTATCACTATATTTTTCATAGTTCGGAATTTTCTGAATCAATACCTGTTTTTCTTTAATTCTATCAGCGATGTTATTTACTTCATCACCATAAGATTTAAAATATGCATTTTGTGCTTCGTTCTTCAATAACGGGAAGATATGATCTCCTTGTCTTGCTAAACTCACCATGATCTGATCTTTATCCATTTTCGATAAATCGACAAGTTGTTCATTCAACACAGCTTTGTTTCGCATCATCATTGGAGATTTGCTGATCATAGAGAAAAGCACCAATGGTAACGCTCCTTTAGCAGATGAAGCAAAAATACTTTCTGAATTATCTACGTTAAAATGAGCATCTGTCAAAGTATTCAAATTAGTATCTGTCAACTTTGTTTTGGTTTCAATTGCCAACATGGTCAAATAAGTATGAGCCATGTTCGGAGCGGTTTCTTTCAGGAAGTTATACATTCCTTGGGAAGCTGAAGCCATTTTGTTCTCAGCAAGATTTCTTGTGATCGCTCTTACTTGGTTATTCAATTGTCCCATTTTAAACTCCGGAACAACTTTTGAAATCAAGAATGAATCAAAAGCTGAATTTAAAGTTGCATACATTGATGCACCAAGGTCAGATTCAATTCCAGCATCTTTTGCTTTGATCAAATTATCCTGATACATCTGAGTGAAGAAACCTGCATTCGTAGCTGTATGAGGAGATCTCATTGCTCTTGTGAAATTAGCTAAACCTCTTGTTACAGCAGATTCTTCACCGATGGCTACACCGGCTCTGGCTAAGTTCTTAGTTGCATTTGCTACAGCTGCATACTCAGATAATGCTGCGATTGGTTTAGTCACAACGTTTCCGATTCCACCGGCCATGTAAACATCCCATCCAAATGATTGAACAGCGTTGGCTATACCTGTAGTACTCCATTCATGTTCTGTTTTATCAAACTTAATATCATTAAGATCATATTCTTCTTTAGTAAGATATTGCATTTGTCCATCTTCAGTACGTTGATAAACTTTACCATCGTCAAGACGAACGTATTCAATTCCATTTTTGTCCTTACCGACTTCCTGAGAATAAAAAGCATCATGAAGTTTCACACCTTTCATTTCCAACGGTTTACCCATTGCTCGAACAAGGTCGTAATAATCCTGTTTATTTTCATCTCCCATCATTGTCATTGGTGACAAGAACACAGAAAGAATTCCTCCGGCAGTTCTTTTAACAGCGTTGGTCGCCATAAGAGAAGATCCGTTGATCACATTTTCTACAGTACGTTTTCCATTTTCAACGTCTCCATAATATTCACCAGCTTTATCTTCCCAATAATTCGCTTCGGTGAAAACTCCGTTGATAGCTTGTTGTTGTAAGAAAAGGTTTTGGGCCTGAGTATCATTACTACGAATTTTTTCACCAGATTCATTAAGAGACTGAAGAACTTGTCTTGCTTCATCAACATTTCCAGATTTAGCAGAATTTACCAATTTAGCCTGAGTATCTTTATATTGTTCGATGTTGGCCTGAGTATTGATCATATTCTGTTTGTTCTCATATTGGAAGAAAGCATTCACAACATCCTTCATATCCTTCTGATTCATAGTGGATAAGAACTTATTCGTAGAAGTTGAATATGCTTTTCCTTCATCGGATTGCAAGAATTGACCGAACTGTTGCATCATATCCTGATTACCCATCGTACTTTTAATCCATTCAGCTTCATCTTTAGTATCTTCATCCTTCCCCCATCTCATTTGAGTTAATCTTTCATAAAAGAAATTGGAAGCAAGATCACGACTTGTTTCATTTGAATTAATAGAATATTCGTTGGCAACTTGATCCCATGCTTGATCATAAGAAAGGTTCGGATTGTTTTTAACCAGTTGTTTAGCCTGAAGATCAATTTCAAGGGAATCTCTCCCTTCTTTTGTTCCAAGCTTCGCACGATCTTCATTGGTAAGAAGGACTCCGTATTTTTTATGGATGTCAGCAGCATATTCACCAAGGAAATCGCCTTCCTCTTCTTTCATCGGTTTGTTGTAACCAAGCTGTTCCTCATAAACTTTTTTGATCTTATCTCTACCTTCTTCATTTGGAGCAAAAATGAAACGACCTGTGTTTTCATCAGTCTTAACAATCTTACCCCAACCTTTCGTCTGCCAATCTTCATACATCTTGTTCTCAGCATCTTTGGTAATTGTTTGACCAGTTATGTCAACCGGTTGTTTACCATCTGGACCAAGGGAAGAAATATATTCAGCAACACGAATAACAGGTTGTGCTTTTTCTTCTTTAGGAAGAACTGAAGCTGGTAAATTAATTCCGTTTCCAAAATCTACAACACCACTATCATCAGTTTCTCCATAAGTAATCGGAAGCCCTTGATAAGTCGTTGGACGTTCTGGCACAATTCCTTCGCTTTTGACCTCTCCAACTTCAAGTGTAGGTTTACCTACCTCTTTAGGATTTGAGTCGGTTTTTGGTGAAACTGTACCCCCAATTTCAGGCTGTTCTGGATTAGGTTGTGTGGTTGGTTTTTGAATAGGTTCGGAAACAGCTGTTGCACCTACTGGTTTTGTTTCAACAGGTTTTGGTGTAGCAGCTGGTTTGATTCCATATTTATTTTTAAAATTAGATACGGCCTTTTTAATAGTTTCATCATCGATACCATCATTTGTCATTTGCATAACAGCCTTTGTTAACCTTTCTTTATCCTTCGGATTTAATTTAGGATCTTCTCCATTACCAGAAATGCCACTCTGATTAGGAGTAGCATTATCTGTTGGATTTACTTGTTCATTAAATTCGTCCATTATTTTAATTTATATTATATTTATTCTGTATTTCTTGTACAGTCATTTTTTTATTTTTAGTCGGCTTACTTGATTGGATCGGACTTGTATTCTCCGCTCCGAATAAATTAACTTCTTTTACGTCTCTGTCACCTAATTGAGTTTCGATTTTCTCAAATAATGCTTTTGACTGTGTGTTTCCTTTTCTGGAAATATACATCGGTTCTTTACGACCTTCAATTTGTAATCTCATTAAAGTTCCATCAGATGATACGTCAACTGAAGAAGCTTTTGTTACAATGGTGTTTCCGTCTTTATCTTTTGTTGCACCAAGGATAATCGGTTGTACCACATTATCTTTTGTGAACACTTGATAATTTTTCATCGGAACATTTTGATATTTACCGTCTATCTTAACTTTGTCAACCCAAGCTGTACCGATTTTAAGATCCGGAGTATTTCTTTCTCTTTCATTCTCAGCTTTAATACGATCGGTCTTAGCACGATAACCATATACTGCTGTACGTTTCGAATCGTTATCAGCACGTTGTTTGTTTGATGCTGCATTTGATCTACCGATATCTTCATTCGATTTATTATGACGTTTGGTTTCCTGAAGTGCAGCGTAATCTTTATCCCACTCTTCTTTATATTTTTCTTTAAAACTATCTTGAACCATTCCTGAAAGTTTATCAGTCATAGCATTTCTTTCTTCGTCAGTAAATCCTGTTCTTTTCTTACTTGATGGATCAAATTGATTTGTTAAGTCTGCCATTACTTCATCTGACTTAACCATCGGATTAATCAATGATTTAGTGGCTTGAGTCATATTATCAGTCCAAAGATTAGAAGTAATAATATTTCCATTTTTACGTTTCACTTCTTCATATGTTCCGATTGTTCCAAGTACGGTTGGTATTAACCCATCCTTACCTACAAGTTCTTGACGTTGATACGCTCTCCAATTTCCGTTAACCATTTGGTTATATGGAATTTCAAACGGAGATTCTTGACCGTTAGGATCATCTAAATTCGTGATACCTTTTACAACCGGATTAAAGTTTTGATCTAAACCAATATCCATGTTCTTACCAAGTAGCGCGTAATTCTGTGCTTCCCAAGTATCTTTATCAACTCCGGACATTTTTCCTTTAGCAACAAGATCTTCATATTCAGCATTACGTTTTGAAAGAGCAACGTTCATATCTTTGATTTGACCAAAAGTTCCTTTGATCTTAAGCATATTATTTCGGTATGACTGCATCTCTTTAGTCTTTCCGTTTTTCATTGCTTCTTCAGCTTTATTGTATTGCTCAACATATGCATCCATAGCTTTTTGAGCATATGAACGTCCTACGTCATCATAAGTGTTGTAACCGGTAATCGTTTGTTTAAAATCATCGTAGTTAACTTGGTTCTTTTCTTCCCAGTCAGAAACTTCTTTCTGTTTACGAATTTTTTCTTTATCTTCTCTTTCTCTGTTTTGTTGAGCCTGTTGATTATACAAACCTCCCCAATATTGTAGAGAACGAGAAAGACCGTCATCAGGTGTTGTTAATCTCTGATAAGCGGCCCCTCCTCCTTGTCCTGCCATATTTATATTTTATTAATAACTTAAACCAAATCCCATACCTTGTCCCATTCCGAAAGAACTTGTTCCGTAGACTTTGGCATAATCTGGACTATTTGATATTGATCCAACAAGTTCATTTACTTTTTGTCCTACTCCATAAGCCATCGCCCCAGAATAATTCGGATCAGTATATTTACTGAAATCGAATTGTTGAAAATTCCCTCCTCCCATTTGAGAAGTATCTGTTGCTGCCGCGCCTGTTCCAGCTTTACTATAAGCACCTATCGCTTGACCGGCCGATGCAATACCATTAACGACATCTGCTTGACCTTGATATTTCATTCCCATACCGACATTTAATTGTTGTCCGTATCCGGCTAATTCTTGTTGTTGTCTTCCTTCGATTACAGATTGATTATTAATGTCTTGTTGAGCCGCTGCTCTATCAATTGCTTTTTGTTGTTCATCTAAGTTTGTTGCAATTTCTCTATTAAGAGTATTTGCATTAGCTTGAACTTTACCAACTGATCCGACCATCGCTCTGTTACCAGCTGTTTGAAGCGAATCTATCATTCCTGCTTCTGTTACATCTGCTTCTTCTCTTTGAAGATCTGCTGCAAGAGTACTAACCTGCATATTTTTATAAGGGTTTTGTAACTCTTGCCATTTAAAAGCATCAATTTGTCTTTGTGCTTCTTGTTGCATTCTACGACCTTCTTTCTGTTTGGAGATTCCTCCTGCTACTCCCATAGCCAGTGATCCTGCCGCTAATACTGCTGTTGCTATCATATTAATTTCATATAATGATTAACGTTCTGATCACCTAATTCAAAACCTGAATTAATCAATGCTTCTTGTACTCTCGGTAAAGGTGATGTTGTGAACATAAATTTAAATCCTTCTGACTTAGCATCCTCTGCTACGTCTTTGAACAATTGTTCCATTGCTCCTTGCTTCTGTTCATATGTCGCTTTCGGATTTGAAACCGGAAAAGTTAACCAACACAATGCTGAATCTGTGACATATAAGAAAACTGCATAAAGTTCTACATCGTTATCAGAGATTATATATCCTTCAAATGGAAGGAAATCAACTGGTAAAACTGGAAAACCATGTGCTTTCCACCAGTTGCAAACCTTTTGATAAATATCTACAGTTCTATATCTTACTGTTTTCATTTTAATAAATTTTAATTATACAAAGATACTGAAAATTTCCTTATGATTGGAAACTTTTTATCACTTCTGCGTTTAAAGCGAAGAGTTCAGCACGTTGAGTAGAATTGATTTCTAGGTCAAATCTTATTGTATAACCACGTAAATTCCCACCTTCAATTCTTACATCTTTACCTCCTAAAACAAAATCTGTTGTAGATAAGTTATTCACAGTATTTAAAACAATTGTAGTTTCATTTCCAACTCTTGAATGACTTTGAATTGTTCCGATCAAATCTAAATTAACATTAAACAATTTATCTCCGATCGTAATAACATCACTAAAGCCATTTACTACAATAGTCGTGCCAGAAATATTATTTACTCTTCCGATTCCATAGACAGCAGATGAATCTGTTTGATTCGCATCTTCATTACGTCTTGCGTAAGTTGACCACAAACCTTCATCTTTTTCAAATTCTGAGGCATCAATTGTTGATGAAATGAAATCCTCAACGTCTGATACATAAGCTGTGATAATCATATCCCATGGTAAATTTCCTTCTAATCCAACTACTTGCAATTCTTTAATTACAGAAGGACTTGCATTAACCATCACAGATATTTTCGATGGATATTCTATTCCATAAAAAGTATTTCTTGGTGCAGCAGGGTCAAAATGTTTATATAAGTTTCCGTTCTTAAAACTATAAAATTGACTATTCATGCTAATCATCCAATCAGGAACAAAAGGATGAAACGATGTCCATCCTTTTATATCCTCATTGAAAGATATTACATATCTATTATTTTCCATATTTAAATCCTATATAGGACAAGTTGTTATTAGTGTTATATTTACATTTTCGAAAGGAGAAAAAACTGTTATTTTCCCAATACTCAAAGGCATCGTTTTCGAATTTATTGTTTCAGGTAACGATCTTGATTTATTAAATGTTATATTATCTGAACTATTTCCTACAACCGGTTCATAACCTAAATTTATCAATTCATCATTGTAAGATGGATCTCCATAAAACCCTGTTTCTAATTCAAAATTTGAAAATTTAATTTTAAACTTAACCGGCTTACCATTCGTTACAAAAGAAAAACCTGCCAGTCCTTCATTCGGTGTAAAATTAACCATTAAATCAAAAGCTTCTCTGAAATTAATTTTAGTAATTGATTGACCACAATCAATTTGTTCAGGTCTTATAAGAGCGTCATCTGAATCATAAAGATAATATTCATCATAATTTGCATCATAACCACCTTTTTTAACAGTGTCATCATCGTTACTAAATTGAGTTTTAAAGAATTGCTTCATTCCAAAAGGAATTTCATTTATGCCATCTCCAGCCAATCTCATAACCGCTCCTCTTTTAACGTCTGTGAAATAAATATTAAATCCATCAAATACAAAACTTTCAGGATTTCTACTAATTCCATATTCACCAAGGTATGGTTTCCATTCTCCTAATACTTGATCTATAGATGCTAAATTACTACTTCCATCTGCGTTATATAACAAATCTTTTCCGTAGAACACCTGACCAATTTTATCCTCTTGCATTACGAGAACGTTTGATTCTCTAGCAAAAAGTTTTTGAATTGATCCATATCTTTTGTCTAAATCATCTTTGTAATTCGCTTTCGCTAAATTAAATTCATTTAAACCATTGATATTTGTATTCGCAGAATAAGGTTCGCTATAAGTCATATCTGCATATCTTCTGATTTCTCTATATTTTTCAATCGTTGTCGTTGATGGACGTAAATCAATATTCAAATACTTACCGTTGAACTGATCTTTATATCTGTAACTTTCCGCACCATTACCCTGAACATAGCAATTAAAGAAATCCATTTCTACTTCCGCTGGAAGACTGTTGGTCTGATTTACTAAATTTCCTGTATGCTTACCATCAACAATATCAAAAGTCTGTTCTGTTTCATAATAAATATCCGATTCACTTTCATCCGGTTCTGTTTCAAATATCACATTTCCTTCTGAAAAGAATATTTCAAACTTAACTGGAAGAACGTATACTTGACCTAAGTTACCGGCTCTTTTATGATACATTGCCCAAAATTGAGATCCATCCGAAGTGAAGTCCCATCCTGATCCTCTGTTAAATGCATCTCCTTGACCGTAACCAGCGTTCGTTGTGGTGTTTGGTCCTATGTCTTCAATACCATCCCAAAGATAATCAATTCCGAAATCTCCTAAGTTTTCTACTTCTGCATCAAACCATTCCTTAACACTATTGTAATCGGACTGAACTCTAAATCGTTTATCATAAATTTGTTGCTCCTGAGCATTAAGAGAAGTATTCATAACCAATATGTATATTCTTACTCTACTTCCGGATTTCAATTTATATGGAACGAATGATCCGTTTATAATTTGACCAAAAATAGGACTTGTGAATGCTCTATTCGGATAAAACCCTGCTCTGTTTCCTTGAAATAATCTAAAGGTAGCTGCATCAAAAGTCATATCAAAACCAACTGGTTTTATTTTCATATAAACCCCTGCTTCTTCAATAATAGGATTTCCATCTACATCAAAATTATCTTGAATAAAATCAGCTTCTTTTGTTGTGATTTCTAATACTCTTACTTTAATTATTTTGCTCAATGGTCCACTAATGTCCGATTTAACAATCAACGTATCTCCTTCATGAACTTTATCTTTATTAGCACCTTCTAGCAATATCCATCTGTAAATACCATCTTGATAAAAGAAATTGGTATAAATTGTTTGATACTCGGCTTTATTCTGCTTAACTACAAACTTATATGTATCTGCCCAGCTAGGTGGTAAATGATTTACAGTAACTTTAATTTTGTTTTGATCAACAGAATGTTCTTGTGGAACATATATTGTATTCTCAGGACAAGTTAATACTGATGTACATCTGGTAAAATTATCTCTATATAACATTCCAACTTCATAACTCCTATTTGTTTTAAGAGATGATGCTGTAGCGATATTATCAAAAGTTATTACAGAAGAACTTTTAAACTGCCATTTAAATGATTCGTCATGAGTAGTATTATCATTAGGATCATTAGGTGTATCATCTATCGTATAAGTCAACGTCGGTGAATCGAAAACAATTGTTGTCGCTGTTGAACTTACTATTGAAATACCTGTTACAGAAGGCGGTTGTGAATTAGCTGGCGGTGTTGCTGTATAATTTTGAATAAATCTGTTTGTTAAAATAGTATTGACAAACAATATAAAATCTGCATCACTCGCTAAATCATTCGCGTCAACATAATCTCTGTTTAATATAAAATCTGCATCAGCTGTCGATTCACCATCTATAACACTGTTTTCTAATTCTAACACAAAATTCAATCTCGTGTTTTTTAATAATTGAATACCAGATAAATCAAAAGATAAATTTTCTCTACTGGATAACAAAGTAATTGGTACAGTTTTTCCTTCAATTTTATTAGATATTATTTCTAAATCGTAATCCAAACTAATATTCTCACCATAGATATTAACCAAATCGTATCCTTCTACATAATTACCAAACACCAATCTGTTCCCGATAAGATCTAAAGCTTTAGCAACTCTGGGAACGTTATCGTAAGATCTAAATAATTCATCTGGTGGAAGTGCTTTATACTTTTTATCATTAGCGAAAACGAAAAATTGTTCACTGTCATCATTCCATCCTTCTTCAGCTTTATTAAATCTTTGAATCACATATAAAGTATTCGAATTAGATTCTTTATAAATCAATTCGATATCAGTAACTCTTTTACTTCCTGTATCAAATAATAATTTAACCGCATTAAATGAATTCACCATTCCTTCGTTCTCCATTGTTTGATAATCTAAATCAAACTCTTTTGGAGAAAATTGATAATTTGTATACGTTGATAAAGCAGAATATTCTCCATCAAGATATTTATATCTGTAACAAAATGAAAGAAACTTATCTTCCATATTATTTTCCAAAGAAGATGCCGTATAAGTAAGCTGAGTTTTCAAAGCATATTTCGGTGGCATTTTGATTAAACAAATGTCTTCTTCTTCAAATCCATCCGGCCCATAAGTTTTTGCTCTTTCGATGTTAATACATCTCGGATTATTTCTGTCATCGGTCCAAGCTAACAAATTTTTATTATAAACATCGTTCACAATCTTAACCATTCCTGTAACTAAATAGTTAGGATCAAAATTAAGAACACTGTTTGGTTTGTTCGATTCTAAAAGAACCGTCGGTATTTCGGTTTGCGTATCAAATTCGATAACCATATCTTTTTCATCCGATGTTACCAACCAATAAATTTTGTACCTTGCTCCATCAGCAAACGCTCCTATAGTAGAAGCGTTAGTTAATGAATAACTTGTCATTTGAGTGTTACCTTCTATATTTTGAACAGAGCCTAGGTTTGATCCATCGGTCGTAGCAACTCTAATATTTTCTGCATATGGGTATTGACCATCGGGAAGTAATCTTTCATCAATATCAAAATTCATCTTCCCTTGGACAAATGTTTTCTTTATTTCCATTATAAAACTAAAATGATTTCTTGCAGGTTGACGATCAATACATCTTCACCATCAATATTATACGGTATTCCAGCATATAGTGAAACCAGAGCAATATCTCCAACTTCGTAACTTCCTGCGTTTTCCGGAAGCTGAAGTATTTCAACCTCATTAACACTTTTTGTATTTGCTGTTGGAATTATGATCAATCCTCCCGCTGTTTTATTTTCTTCTTTTTTAACTGGTCTTACAAGAACGTTTCCGTTCAGTAATCGTTTAATTTCCATTCTGTTTAATTTAATTGTTATGCTTTAATCCATCGACTTCCCCCTTTGAAAGCTTGGAGAATATCAGCAAGTTTCATACCACCTAATCTTCTTTTAGCTATTCGTCGAGAATTATAATATTCTTTCCTTGCTCTGGCCTTTTCATTATACGGAACATTTCGTCTGTTTTTAATCAGTTCAAAATAAATATAATTTTGTACAGCTGATTCACAGAATTTATGGATCGATATTTGACCATCATCTTTTCCTGAGCATCCTCTAAACAAACCATCTGAAACATATTCCAGAACAATGCTCTTTGACTCAATGTCAGAACTGAACTGAATCACACCCATCGATTTGTTTACTACAAAGCTTCCATGGTTATAAACATTTGCAAAGTTGACGTTTGGAGCAAAACCATAACACTCACAACCATCTGATCTTTTACTTCTTGCTTTATCTCCGTCTACTAAGCTGTCGCCAGCAGAAGCGACATAACTCGAATCAGTAAGTACACATCCCTCCCCGTCAAATAGGATGTTATATTCATGATCCTGCAAATAAGTCTGAGCGGCAGCCTTGTTTCTATTCGCTGCAATTGGGTGTAATATTCCATTTTGGTCTACCCATGAAATTCTAACATAATCAACATAATCTGGTGGTAACACCATTGTTAGGCGTTTATCAATTGTTAAACTGATCGCTCGTATATCATTTGATACATCGAAGTACAGTTCTTGTAATGCTCTTCGTGCTTTAATCAGCACTTGGGCTCTTGTTACTGTCGAAGTGTAATCATCTGGATCTCCACCAGCCATGAAATCGTTGATGATTTCTTCTAAGGTGACGTTCTGATAATTACCCCATTCTTCAGGATTTTCGTAATAATCGTATGCTGACATTATTAATTATTTTCGTTTGATGTTTTTTTATCTTTCAATGATTCAGCAATTCTTGTTACTTCTTCTTCTCTTAAATTGATTGAGAAATAAGATAATATTCGAATTACCAAATTGTTAAATTCTGATACATGAAGTTCAAAATCTTGATAATCTCCGTTTGATGCATCGAATTGTTCTTTTCCAGCTACAACCACATATGTCCAGTTTGGATTTTTAGGGGTACGTATGTACCGAATTTCGATGTTCTCAATTGTGGAAGGATAAACTACCAGATAATTTTTAAACTGCTCGTAAATCGGAAATGTCTCCGAAGGTTTCCCTTTAGAATTTCTAAGATAACCTAAATTGCTTTTCTCACATTCTTCAACAACTTTTCCAGCAGGGTCAGAAAAGATCCCTTTATCTTCAATGAAGTACCAGTCTGTAGGGAGATTGAATTTACCAGCGACTTTAGTTAACAAAGCCATTTCGGCTAATTGTGTGATTTTTTGTCGTTGATTAGAATCAAGGTTCCCATAACCTTTATTTGTCAGTCCTCGGTTCTTTCTATTCTTGTCTCGATTTTCATTATCAAAATACATTTCGAATATTTCGTCTTGTACTAATTTAGCGATTCGATTGAATTCAGATGGAGAAACGTAGCCGTTGTTTTCTTTATTAATGATCGCTTGGACCACTCTAAAAATCAAGTCTATCATTTTCTTGCTTTAATTTTTTAATAACACAAAGATACGAAAAAACCTCCTATCGCAAAATAGGAGGTTTATATATCAAGTTTATTTTAGTTTTTTATTAGTTCTGACATAACCAATATACCTTCATCTGTTTCAAGATAGTTAGCAAAAGATTCTGTCAAGTCTTTTCCGACTGGTGCAGTGTAAATAATATTTTTTTTATCACTTCCCCAAACCATTGATCTTCCGTTTAAACTTTTTGAAATAATACCATTTTTAAGACCTCTTAAAGTAATATATTTTCTAGTGTTTAATTCATTATCAAATACATCAACTTCTTTGGTTGTTTCATTGATAAAGAATTTCGGATTATCTTCGGCTTCAGTATATAAAACTCGTTTCAATTCATCTGGTGTTAGCTTAGCCGCTTGATCGAGTGATCCGAATAAAATTGAAACAACCATTTCTAATTTGGCAACTCCATCTTTTTCTTTGTATTTATTACGAATCATGTTCTTAATATCTTGGATCAATTCTTCAGTTTCAACATCTTCTGTTGCTTCCGCAGCTTCATCTATTTCTTCAAACCAAATGCCTCCATTTGCTCTATTATCCGGATGATTATCCATGAATTCTTGCGTATGAACATTGTATTGATCAACATCTAAGATACCTGTTAGAAACATAATTGGTTCACATACAGCGTTGTCAGATTGTTCATCAATAAATATAGATTGTTCATTAGGGCAATGTCTCACCGATCTATTTCTTTGTTTCGTTTTATCAAAAACGAGTAATTTTTTATTTTTTCCTACTTGTAATAAAAAAGTTAAAGGAGCGATTTCTCCAAGTAGTCTATAAGATTTGTCTTTAAGTTTTTTTGTTTTTGCAGCTGTTGCCATCGTATTAATATTTAATTTTATTGAAAAAGAAGAGGATTAATAAAAACCCTCTTCTTATTTATTTTAGATATTCTTAGTTTCCTTTGAATACCATGAAGTTGTTTGCTCCAACAGTTTTTAACAAACGTTCTGATAAGTGATGGACTTCCATGTTATCATTATCGTTAGTATGAACTCCACCTACAGTACCAAGTACCCAAGTTTTGTATTTTCTGTTTTCGTTTGGTCCAACTTTATATTTTTGTTCTAAGAACGGAGTAGTGATTTTTTGACCACCAGAAACTCCATTGTAAACACCGTCGTAAACTTCTTTAGTTCCTACAGGAATTAAAAGTCCTCTTACTTTACCAGCTGCTGCCGGAATAGCCCCAATTAAGGTTGGATCATTAAGTAATTTCCAGTCAGTTTTGAAGAAGTTATAAGTTCCTCTTTTGAATCCTCTGAACCCTAAGTTCACAGCCATTTGCTCACTGTTTTGGAAGATACCGTAAGAAACACCACCGTTGTAACCAGCGTTAAGAGTTCCTAACATGTTATCTACACCAAGAGAGAAATCTCTGTCAACATATCCCATGTAATCTTGAATTTTACCCTGAGCATCGAATCTTTTTAAGATTGTATCCCAATCAGTCAATTCGTCAGGAATACCTTGAAATACGTTTCCTCTTGTTTCAACGGCTTCAATAAGACCTTCGGTACCAGTGAATCCTTTAGCGTCAGCTTCAGATCCTACATCGGCTTTCTCACCGAAAATCATAGCTAATTCTAATCTGTCCTCCCATCTACGTCTTGTATCCATCTCAGACTTCATGTACCAGTAGTACCCTTGTGGAGTCTTGATCCATCCGATGTTTGTTGCATCAGAACCTGATACTTCAAATACATCTTTAAGGATAATTGGTTTATTTTCCAATACTGTGAAATCAGATTCTAGTGAACCTTTCATACCAGAAGTTCCTTTTCTGAACTCGGAACCAATACTGAAAGCTGTAATATTTGTTGTAGCGAATCCTGACAAACCTGCGTTTTTATAAGCAGCTACTGTAAAAGTATTATCGTCGTTCGCTGTAACAAGAACTTTTCTTGTAGTTGATCCATCACTGATCATCAAGATCTCATTGTTTCTGAAATTGTGATTAGCTTTAGAAAAAACATTTCCTGTTCTGGAAACATCTTTGTAAACTGTGTGTAATCTCCCTTCTTCAGTCCAAATTGTTTTATCGGCTGACATTCCGCTTTCATTACCAAACATATAAAGCATACCAGCGATTGACTGGTTACCGTATGTGCATGCCATTTCTTCATGAGTATCAGGAATAAACTGACTTGAAAAATCATAATATGAAACGTAATTTGTAGGTAATTGAACCTTTTCAGCTGATGGTGTAAGCTTTACGCTTGGTACATCGTTTAGTGCCATGTTGTTATTTTAAATTTAAAATTTTTATTATTTACCAAATCCTTTCCCAAATCTAATTTGATGACCTCTTTTATTAAATAAATCATCTTGTCCTTCAACAACAATGTCTTTGGCACGATTATTGTTTTCAGAACTCATAGGAGTTGGATTAGTGGTAACTGTATTGTTTCCCTGTTTTAACACAGCCTCTTGACCTGCATTGAATGCTTGATCAACGGCCACTTTTAAAATTTCATCGAAGTATAAGGCTTTCAAACCGTCTTCAACTACTTTCGCATGATTCCAGCTTCCATCTTCATTATGCCAATTTGGCATGGTGCCGATCATTTCAGGAAGAGATTTTCTTCTGTCTTCTGATACAGCAAAGTCGATAGATAAATCTTCCGTGATCTTCAACGGAATCGTCTGCATATTTTGTGAGGCTTGAACGATACCTTGACCATATTCTGCAAGCCTTTGCTGATTAGATTGATAATCTTGTTTAACCAATTTGGCTAATTCAAGATCCTGCTGAACTTCCGGTGAATATCTTACTTCCGTAGGATTTCCCAAATCAGCTTGGAACTCTGTAAATTTTGCTCTGCCTTCAGTAGCAAGTTTCTTTAGTTCAATCTTTTTCGCAATAGCGTCATCTTCATAGTCTTCTTCAGTAGGAGTGATTTTTCTCATTTCATAATCGATCTCTGAATCATCGAAATTTGGATACTTAATTTGCAGATACTTTCTTGCAACTGTAAGATCATTTTCTTTGCTCCAATCTTTTTGAAATTCGAAATATTCTTCAACATTTCTTCCGGTTTTTTGTCTCCATTCAAATAAGCCTTTCATATAAGGATCATTATCAAGTGGATTGACTTCTTCTCTAACAATTAGATCATCTAAGCTTTTGATCTCTTTACCTTGCGACTTGCTAAGGTATTCAAAAACTAAATCATCATTAAGTTCGATTTGGTTTTCAACCGGTGGTTGATTATCTACTGGTGGCTCGTCACCTCCTGTGTTTGTTTCTACTGGCGGTTGACCTTGATCAGCTGGTGGTTGATTGTTATCAGGATTATCATTTGATTCTCCTCCGACAATTACTTCATCAGGTAATTCATTCGCCTGTTTTTCTGGACCTCTTTGTTCGATTCCAGTAATATCAACATCGTCTCCGAAATTGATTTTGTTTTGTTGGTCTGACATTTTATTCAATTTGATTATGCAAATATACTAAATTTTTTCTATGGGTAATTTTACTGTGGTTCTAAATCCCCAAGTCCCATATCACCGTTTACATGATCGTTACTACTTTCGAATGTCCCAAGATCTTGTTGAGCATTCTGTATCGGCTCTGTCGGCATCGCAGGGTTTTCACCTTTGCTAAAATCCTGAGCAGGTAGTCCTTTCATTTTTTGTTCTTGAATAGCAGACATCTGGGTGTTCTGCTTATCTTGTCTCGCATCTTTTCTGTTCTCCGCTTGCTCTTGTAATTGTTGCGCTTGTGAATCAGTTATTCCTTTTAACACCATGTTATAATGGAATTCTTTTTCCATTAACATCGCTTTAGCTTGTGTCTCAGCATCAATCTCTGCTAACTTAGCCTGTTTCTTAGCATCAACAACAGCGATCTCAGCTTGGGCTCCAATTTGAATTTCTTGTTGTTTTGCTTGACCAGCGGCCTGAGCAGCTTGTGCTTGACTTTGACCTTGTACCTGAATCATCTTTTCTTGATGCGCTCTTTCGGTTGCTTCTTTCTTAGCTTTTCTCACTTTTAACAACTGATTCGCAAGTTTGATGTTCTTGATACTTTTAATATCGATCGCATCTTCTACACCAATAAGCCCCTTAGCTATAGCGTTGTTTATATTTATTTCCAATTGTTGTTCTTCTTGGAAATCTGGTTTTAATTCAATATTAATACCAAGATCATGAATATGATAATTTTCCAATGCTTTCAACACATCGACGTTTAATTTACCAATCGCATTGATATAAACATTTTTCAAATTTGGATATTTGAAAATATCTTTCAATCTCAATGCGAGTCCTTTCCCTAATTTCTGACTAATACTCAATGATGCATCAAGAATATGTCTCAACGCTGTATTTGAGTTAAGAGCCAATTGTTGTTGAACTCCAACAAGCATATCAGGGTGAGGCGTAGAAGCATCGGCTCCCACAGGAATTCCTATTGCATCACGAACTAAGTTCATATAATGATTGTAAAGATTAATCAATTCTGGAAGTCCTGAAACAATACCGTTTTTAAGTTCTTGAATCGGAGATCTTCCGTAATTATAATCGCCTTCAGCTGTCACAGATGTACCAATAATATTACCAGTCTGATCATAAATTTTGATCAATTGAAGCGGTGTAAGAATATTACCATCACCTAAATCAATTTCACTTAATCCATCAATATCGATAAATATACCATTCGGCCTTGCTTTAGCAACCAATTGTTGAATCTTAATATGAATCTGTTGCATCTGATCAACATAAGGAATAATTCTCTGAACTGTTGATCTGGTTCTGTTTTGATAAAGTTCCGGAGCAAAGAAAATAAAATTAGGAATTGTGATATTAAGCAATCCTTCAGGCCTGATCATGTTCTTACATAATCCATAATTGAATATAAATTCAGTACCCAGAACAATCGTTCCTTCATACCAAACATCAATCGTTTTCTTTACAGCATCAAACCCTTCGGCATATTTCCCTTTGTTGAAAGTACTTTCTTTCTTTGTCATTTTGAATCCACCATTGCTCATGTACTTCTTTTTGAAAGAAAGAGTGTTGGTTGATTTGAATGTGAAATTCATTACGTCTACCATCATTCCAGCGAAGTCATCAGAATTGATATTACTTCCTTCATTCGTATTGTTCTCATATCTGTAGAACTCAGAAGATTGAGCGACCATTTCTCTCAACTCGTCATCTGTATAACGATTGTTAGAAATTCTTTTCAACTCATTGATTGAAATTCTTTCAACTTCCCCGTAATAATAAACGTCTTCAAAATTTCTTTTTCTAGCAAAAGAATTGATCATCATTGCTGGATCACAATATTTAACAGCGATTCCTTTACCAAGGTCTGTAGAATGTTTCAATCCACCTTTACCAAGGACAACAATATCTTCAATTATTTTACTTTGAGTTTCAGCATAATCATTCAAATCTAATGTGAACTTCAACGCTTCTTCACAGGCGATTTCAATAGCCGGCTTATATTCAAGTTGCATATGAAGATCAATTTCTTCCTGAGTATGAGGATATGTTTCGAATCCTTCAGGGAACATATCGATTCCCAATTGATTCTTAGCTTCCTCCATAATAGGACGAGCGATCATCATACTTTGCAAAGCGTTTCTATAACCGTCTTTTAAATCTGTCGAAAATTTATCAGTTGCTTCAGCTTTAATATCAAACAGTCTTTCGCTCATTTGGTTAACAATCAGCTTGACAAATTTAGGAATAATTTGTAACGGTCGCCAGTCATAGTTTGAGTACGAATCATCATCACCACCGTTAAGTAAATCCTTATATATCTTGGTTGATTGTTCACCTCTTGCGTACAATCTTAGTTTATGATATTCGTCTCTTTGATCATAGAACGGACAAGATCCGCCACCATTGGGGCGACGGAACCATTCGTACTGTATGGCCTGAGCCATTTGTAAACCAAACTCTTCAGTATTCTTTGTTTCATCCGAAGCAAGATGATCAGGAAATCCTATGTTTGGTATAACTTGTTTTTTATCTATTTTCATTTTTAATTTATTCTTTGTCCGACGTTTCCGTTATTGTTGAATTTTTTTACAAAGTTAACGATTTTTGGCTTACGTTCTTTTTTGACACCTTTGTACTTTTCAGTGGAACAGGCCATTATTGCCAAACCGCTTGAAATAGTAGCATCGTACTTAGTTCTATTATCCGGATCGAATTTCAACCAGTCTTTTAACGTTTCGTTGAAAGGCATATTTCCCATTTCTCCTTCTAATCTAAATTCCTCAGTCACAGATAATCCAACATATTTTTCAATCCAAACTCCAATACCGTTCATATGTGAATCAAGAATATCTTTTCCAGACATTGTTTGACCACCATATTCCAATTCGTTTGGATTCAATTTATTAAGTGGTTTATCTAATCTATTCATCGCAAACGGTCTATAACCTCTGTTTCTCATATGACGAAGTAAATCGATTCTGTTTGATTCAACAAGGATTGGTGCCCCGTAATATCTGATCACTTTAATAACGTCTTCGAAGAAAATCGTTTCATCCTGTGGACGAGCAATATATTCAATAACGAATTCATTACTTGGTGCCCCTCCTTCCGGAATCAGAATTGTTTTTCCATGAATAGCACCTTTAGATCCTTCTCCATGTGTGGATTTCAATGAGAAAGGGTCACAACCAAATCTCACGCATTCTAAGTTCAAAGGATAGAATTTATCTCCTCTTTGCTCAACTCTGTTTGCCAATCCTTCTGTTCCATCAATAGCTGAAGGTAACCACGCTACCTTAAATCTACCATTTGGATTCGGAGCGAAGAACACATCTCCATCAATTTCATTGACCCATTCGAAATTACCAATGATATATTTCTGGTTTTCTTCCATCAAATCATTGTGTTCCATTTGTTCATAAAGCTTGGTGATGTTGTAAACACACTCATTTGCTTCATCACGGAAAGCATGATCGATTGTTCTTGGATACGCTCTGTACTGTTCGTTAAGAGATTTATCTGAGATCTTCTTTTTCATACCTTCCTGAGATTCCAAATAATGAATAGCACCAACTCTGATAAGTTTGCCGGCTACATTATAAGTAGGAACATCTGGAACAATTTCATGACATTTTCCATATTTGTCTGTGAACTCCTCCATGTTTTTCTGTGCTGCCAAAAAGAATCTGTACAATCCTGAACCTGTCATTCTTGTAACCGGATCTCTCTGCTTAACATCAGAAGAATTCCACATTTCTTTAAACTGAGATCCACCTTGGTTCATTGCACCTACAGTTGATCCGATAAATGATTTACCAACGATTCTACCACCTTGGTTCATGGTCGGAGAGATCTGACCAAAATGCTGAATATAATCCATTGGTTTTTTCCACTTCCCTGCTTCATCTCCAAGATAACGGAATAACGCTTGACCATCATAAGAGTCATTTTTAGTTGGCTCATAGTCAATAAGATTATTCAGATAATCATCTAATACGAAAGTTTTACTTTTCTTTGTAGCACGAGAGTTGCTCATTGGAGCCCCAAACTCAAACTCTTTCGGAGAATCGACTTTACCTTTAATCAACGGAATGAAATAGAAAGGAAGGTTCAACAACATATATCTGAATTTGATAAACGCTTTTTTAGCATCATCGTCAGATTTAGAAGTGATTCCAAAGTTTTTATTTCTCATACCAGTTGAGTCATTAGCGAAACAACAAAGAATGATGTATGTAAATCCTGTACGTCTTGATTTAACAAACAGTTGTCCAAGACAACGATCATCAACGATACACGCCTGAACATGATAAAAAATATCTCTCTGTGCTTCACGATAATCCATGTAACCACCGGTATCCAACATCTTACAATGGGTCAAAGCATAATAATGATTCCCTGTTAAATAAACAGCTTCACCGTTATTCATGAACCAAATTCCTTCTCGTCTACGTCTGAATTCTTCTTTAATGAAATCATCCCATTGATCCTGATTATCAGGTGTGATTGTATCGGGGATTTCTGGTCGTCTCCAATACTGTTCTTTCTTCGGAAAATCAGAGAAAAGAATCTCTTTTTTATTCCTTGGCTTTTTCGGTAAAATGATCCTCAAATCTTCTAAGACTATGGATTGCCCACTTGTACCAAATGGACAGATTTTTACGGAATCTGTAGGGGCATCATACCAGTCTTTGAAGTAATTCCCTATTGGGAAAAATTCACCTTTAGCAAAACGTTCTGGATAACCCAGTCTGAATTCTCGTTCAACCAATGTCATATCATCCGACAGCAGCTTTTCTTTGATCTCTTTGATATTTGAATCCAGATCGTAAATAGCATCTAAGATAAGAGGCTTTGCAGCGGCAGCATTTTGAATCTTATGGATTTCAATAGAATCATAGTCAATATCGTGAGACAAAGCTTTGTATAAGAACTGTAAAGCTTTTTCACCGGACTCAACTATTTTATCCATATAATATCTCACTTTATCCTTACTTGGTGCATTCGGAGAAGAGGCCCAACGATTAAGGATTGTCGTGATTGATTTAAACGAAGAAATCTTGGAACCGATAATCTGTTTCATTTTATCAGGTTCCAAGATACTTGATTCTTCATCGAATACTCTGGCTGTTTTAACAGAGGTGAACTTTATTGTCTTTTCCGTAAGAGTTCTTTCCTTCCCGTTAACAACGAAATATGTTATGGTGAATTCCTTATCCTCCACGTTTTTGATCTTACCTTTCAACTTGGCTCTGGTCTTCAGTTCAATATTTATATGAGAACCGATAAAGTTCTTATACTCACTATCATTCTGAATTCTGTAGTCAATTTGTATATCAAGGTCAAGACCTTCGAGCAGCGTAACTATACTACTCTCAATATGTTCACTTAAATGTTCCATGTTAATCGAATTTTCCAAGAATGTCTCTAGTAGCCATCTTGTAATATATTTTTCCGTCAATCATAAATTCATATTCTGAATCTTCAGAAAACGAGATATGATCGTCATTGTTTATCCCGTATTCATTTAATTCAGGATTTGAATATTTCATGATCCCTTCATGTGAGATCATACCTTTATGAGTTTCTCCGGAGTTTGGCACGATAATTGATCCAATCATTTTGGTTTCATCCTTGATTGGTTCGACGAAACAATATGGGGCGAGTGCGATCCAATCGCCATCTCGTCTGTACATAAATACTTCAGTCAATGGAACAAAATATTTGTTTCCTTCGATATGATAATCACTTTGTACTTTCCCACCTTTGGTTCCGTTTCTCAATCTACATATGTTATGGTGTATAATAACTTCGTCACCTTCCTTCAACGGGGTGAAAGAGGGTGACGTAATTACTTTTGCTATACGATTAATATGTTCTACGCTTTCAATAGTTGAATTTACTACAATTGAAACGTCACCGATTTTCTTTTCGTTGTTATAAGCTTCTTCAACCTCAACGATTATAAAATTAACCGACTTCATATTATTCGAATGAAATATTGTTTTCGATCACCATAGGAAGGTTGATCAGAGTTTTCCACAATAGTCTTACTTCACCATCAAATACATATAGATGATAGGCTAGAATTCCTTTTTCCAAAAGTTCTTGGACCAGTAGAATATCAGTAAGTTCAAATTGTTTATTATTGATCGTGTAGACTTTACCTACTTGGTAATGCATCATTTGATCTGGATGCCCATTACCCACAGAAACTTTTCGTATTTGAGTATTATTCATTTTATTTAAATTTATACAAAAATACGAAAAATTTAGAGTGATGCATTTTTTAATAAAATGATATTTTTTCTACTGTGAACGCTACCCATTTAATACCATTGAAATATAATCTTAATCCGTCTCCAACTACCAATTCGATAATCGCACCATTTATATTAACAGTAAGATCTGCTGTACCACTGTTATAGACATCAATTCTCATACCGACAACAGGTGATGCAGGAACGAATATAGTAGCTGGACTAGATCCTGTAAATGTTACATAACTTAATTGACTTTTATTAGTAGGTATTGTAACACCTACGTCAGTGTTCAAATTAAAAGCTTTTACTGACATAACACCAGAATCTATGATAAGATTGGTTCCCATTTCAACACTTCCTCCATCAGTAGTATGAACTGAAAATTCGCTATTTAAAGGCGATTTAAAACCATCTGCTAATACTACTCCGGCAACCGCTAACTTATCAGAAGTCGGAGTAATTCCTATTCCGATATTTCCACCAGATTCTCTGACTACAGAATTACCAATGGTATTAGTTCCTGTAAATTTTGGTAAAAAATTTAATGTCCCTGAAATAATCCCTGTTAAGGCTGCTGGTGGTAAAGCTAATGTTGTTGAACCTCCTCCGTATTCAGAAGGATTGGCTATTCTAATTACTCCTTTTTGTGTTATTGTTGAATCTTGAATCGCTCTTACTGATGCAGCAATAATATGACCTAAATTATTCGTAGATAATGTATCAACAAATTCAAGACCTGATCCGACTAATGTAATAGGTGTATAAGTTGGTGGTACATATCCACCACTACTTATAATTATTTCGGCATCTAACTTCTTCAAAGTTCCATCAACATCCAAATATAAAAACTGACCTCCTTCAGACATTTCTGTGGCGACCGGTTTATCATTAATTAATGATGGTTGAGCAGTGGTAGAAATAACTACAACTCCATTTCCACCAGTTATATTTCCAGATAAAGAAACACTTTGATTCTGAGAATTAAAATATTCAGTAAAATAAGCTGCTAAATCTGACAGCTTATAATTCATTGTTTTACCATTGTTGTCATTATCACTTCCAATGACAGACTCGTTTCCAGTTATGTCTGTATCGTTAGGATACTTGCTCGTATTTTTTATTTGTCCCATTCTTTATTATTTAAAGTTATAATTTACTGATCCTCCAATGTATCCACCAAAGGTTGTTTTCTTTGTATCAAAGTTTGGAACTACTACACCGGCACCAACACTGATCCCAAATGTCCATCGTTTGGTGACAGTTTTCTCAGGAATGGCATAAGTAAACTCCTTCGACTGGTTAACTGTAAATCTCTGATCGGGGTCATAAAACACCAAACTGTCACGAGATTTTTTATTAGGTGCTTTTCGAACTGCGCTTATTAAGTCGAGATCACCCGTAATAACCATTGTATTGCCATCCACAGTCTTGCCACTCCCGATAACACGACCATTTGCATTTTTAGATTCGTAGTATTTGATGACTCTGTTTTGTTCATCGCGTTCTTCTTTGACATAATCTAATGAATCAACGTATTTTCCTTTTATTTGATTGATAGCAAGGATTTCCTTATTCTTGATCCCCATTATCTTATTTATTGTATCGTTTACAAACTGTTCTGAAAAACCAGATGCTTCCGGAGAAGACGTTTGTGGCGTATAAACTTTAGTTTGGCCCTTCTGACCATTGTTAAAAATAACTGGTTTGGTTATAGGGCTTATTACCATTGGAGATTCCAAAGGCGGATTATAAGTCCAAAAGAAATGAAAGATTATCATTCCTATCAAAAGAATTGATGGAACAATCGCTTTCATGTTCCTTTTACACCAGTTAAACACTGCTTTTATTTTTGTTATCATTAATAACATTTTTCTCGTATTTTATTGAATTAGTAATAAATATTGTAAATCCAATATTCGACAATAGATGCATTAACGCAAATATATGAAGAGTATTATAAATATCAAAACTCTTTATTGAAAAAGGTTCTGATAGTATCATTTTTAATCCAAAGAACCCACTAAAAATAAAGTAGGCTCCTAAGATAAAATATGTAATTGTTCTGCCTTTTGTAAGTTCATCTTTAAACTCATGAATGTAAAAATAGAACAGTACTCCTGTGATCAAACAGATCAGACTATTTATCAATATTATCAGCGACATCATCTATCTTTTTATTGATTCTACTTTCTATTTTTCTTAACACACTCTCTGAAAGCATTGTAAGTAACCATGTTATACCTGTACCATAATACAGTGACCATCCATAATAATCTACAATTGCTGGAACAACAAAGAAGGCAAATGAAGCACCCATAAGCATTTCCACCATAAATACTGAAAATGATTTCTTTTCATTTCTCAGGAATCTGATTAAGCTTGCTGTGGCTGCTGCTGCGAAATAGAATATTAATTTTAAAAACTCTTCTTTGTTAATCATCACTATTGAATTATGTATCCGTCTTTATCTCTTGGAAGATCTTTAAGATTTTTCCAATCGGTTTTAATTTGTTTTCCTTTTACTACAAATACAGCTTTCTCAAAGTGAGGAAGATCTTTGAATGATTTCCAATCGCCTCCCCAATTCCAACCATGGGATTTAAAGATCTTTACGACTTCCATCCAATCGGATATTTTATCGTTATCCCAATCTTTAGCTGTATCCCAACTTGCTGTTTTACCATCAATAATTAAAACGATGTCTACTGCTAATCCATAATTATGAATACTTTGACCACCTTTAGCATTCGTTACTTTTGGTCTTTGTTTATACAAAGCATCTTGTTCAGCAAAGGTTCTCATTCCTTGTGCGATTCTTACTTTGGCTCTGCCTGTCAATGCTTTATCGCATTCTGATACTATTTGTAAAATCTCATTCCTAACACTAGGATGAAGTTTTTCTATTCTTTGTTTTGTTATATTATCCATTTATATAAAATTAAAATAGGTAGGCTTTTACACCTACCTATTAGTGTTAAGATATTTTATAATATTCTATTATAACATAGCCATTCCATACACCATTACCATTTCTAACATAGTTTAATCTTGTTATCATAATATTATTAGGGTCACCAATATTAGCTGAAATAAGATCTGCTGGTAAAGGTTCTCCTTCTATTACAGTAGGATCTGAAGTTAATCCAGAAAATGTAAATCTGTAAACAGGGGAATTATTATCACTCCAAATATCAGAAGTTAATGTTTCATAATAAGTTGTGTATTTCTCAATCATTGCTAATGTTCCAGACTTATCAAGAAGATCATAAGATCTTGATGCTGTAACATTTAACGCGCTTATTGAACTCTGACTACCATTACTTGGAGTATTCAATGCTAATAAATCTCCAATCAATTGAGATCCTCTTACATAACTTGTTGTATCAACAGCTAGAGTTGCTCTTATGTCATCTTGGGCTTCTAATACTTGTTGGAATGTAGGAATGGTTCCTCCGCCACCACTGTTTCCAAAATTATATCCTAACACTTCGCTCAAATCTGAAACAAGCAAATTTAAATCGTTACTAGAATATGTTGATCCATTAACCTGATAATCTTCCGGTTCAATAGGGGAAACAAGAGTATGAACTCCGTAAATATGTCTGATACCAACTAGCACCGTAACACCATCTGCTTCTGTAGTGTAATACACTTCATACATACCCAATCGGTAATTATATCCGTCTTTTTTGAATAATTTGTCACTGCTACCAGTTTCAATAATTGTCATAATTTAAAAAATTTATTATTTTACAAAGATACGAAAAATTCATATCTGCTTTTTATTTATCTATTTTTAACACGTTAATTATTGCAATATAACCATCGTGTTAAAATTTTTTGTAACTTTGCAAAGATACGAAAAATAATTAAGTTAAAATTTTATGGGAGCAAGTACAAAATATTATCAGACCCATCCGGAAGCCAGAAAGAAAAAACAAGAATATGACAAAAAACTTGGGGCAAGACCGGAACAGGTGAAAAAAAGAACTGAGTCCAATCAGAAACGTGCTGAAGCAAAAAAGAAAGGGCAGGATATCAAAAATAAAGACTATGATCATGCGGTTAATAGATTTGTCAAATCTTCAACAAACAGAGGGAGAGCCGGTGAAGGCGGAAGGAAAAAAGGACCAAGATAAAGTTCAGTGTAAAAAATGTTTAGAACATAAAACACAAAGAGAATTTACAAAAGATAAATCTCGTAAATCTGGTTATCATCCATATTGTAGAATTTGTCAAAACAAAACGAAAAATAATAGTAAAGCGTTAGAAAGAGCAACTACTTGGAATAGAAACAATCCTGAAAAACGATCGAAAATAAACAAAAAATGGCATGATAAAAATCCTGATAAAAACAGAATTTATAAAAGTGAGCGAAGATCCAGATCAAAAAAATTATCAGATGGAACGATCACAGCAAGGAATTTAAGATTGTTACCAAAAGAAATTTGCGGAATATGTAACAAACCTTTAGATTGGTCAGATAAATCTAAAATACATCTTGACCACATCATACCTTTAATCAAAGGTGGTTTAAATTCAATAAACAATGTACAATGGGCTCATGCTAAATGTAATTTAAGCAAAGGTTCAAAATAAAAAGAGGAGGGTGTTATTCATCCTCCTCTTTTGTTTTATTACGTTCAGCATTCATTTGCTTGAACAATTTCGTGTAATGTGCATTGATCTTAATATCCTTGTTTCTATTCATTGGATTAGATCTTCGTGATGTCGGAATGTCCATATCACCAACACACATTTGATGCATTTTGCTGCATACTATCTTTGCTTTACTAGTGAGATCAAACAGCCCTTTCATATTCCGTTTACTGGTTCTCCATTCTCTGATCCATCCATCATCCATGTATTTTTGCCATCTGGCTTTCGTAGTCAAACCAATTGTTTTATAATAGTCCGCAAATTCAGCTTTGGTAAAAACTCCTTTGGAATAGAGATATAAAATTACTTCAATCTCTGGTCTTGATAAACCAGTGTGCTCAGTGGCCCATCTAAAAACTACTCTGATGTACTTTAGAAAATCATATTCCCTTTCTGTCTCAGTCTTAGCTAAAGGTTTGGTATTTCTCACATTATGATACTTCCGAATCTTCTTTAGTGGCTGACCTTTGCGATTATAAGGTAAACCATTATTCACTAATGTCATTTTATTTTATTTAATACAAAGATACGAAAAATGCCCCAGAACTTAATCTGAGGCACCTTCCGTATTAATCTTAAAAACCTATTTTATGAAAAAATGTGTACTCCGTGCGAGAATCGAACTCGCCTGATCAGGTCGAAAACCTGAGATCCTAACCGATAGATGAACGGAGCATGCTTCCGAAGAAGCGAGGTGGCAAAACCTATTTTGTTATGATACTGTAATCGCTACTGTATCTGTTTTACCATTTGCAGATCTAATTGTAATTGTAGCTGAACCTGAAGCAACTCCGGTAACTAAACCTGACGCGCTTACAGTGGCTTTTGTTACATCAGAAGATGTATAAGTGACAGCATTAGATGATGCATCACTTGGAGTAAACGCTACAACCAATTGTCTTGTACCAGCGACAGCTATTGTGGCAGTAGCAGGTGTTACATCAATGCTTGTAACATCCACAACCGATTCTGTATTAGGTGCCGATTCAACAAAGGAGAACGTATATGTACCCGTTGCAAAAACTGTCGTTAAATTGAATACATAAATCTTCCATGGATGATTAACTGTAATCACACACTTAGCAGCTGTCAAATCTGTCAATCCTACACTTACTCCGGCAGCATTAAGACTGTTTTCATATCTGTCTTCTAATTCTCTAACTTTGTGATATACACCTCCAATCGCTGCTGGGTCCATTGCTCCAACTAAACTAAGATTTACAGGTCTCAATGCTTTAAGTGAACTTCTCATATTTTTAAATTTGTTTAATTATAAATTACTTTTGCAAATATACGAATAATATTTTACATAGAAAATTGTTCGAAGTATTTTATAAGGCATTTATTCTCTGAAACCAGCTTACAGCCTTTGATGTAATGTTTCACGTTGTCTTTCATATCATCCGTTTCCGAAGCATAAAAGTGCTTGAATTTCTCGTCAAGTTCTTTTGTTGAATCTTCATCATTTGATGAAAACGCTATCAACAATTCCTCGACAAAATTCTTTAAATTTATCTTGATTATTTTTGATTCAGTCATCTCTGTAACTTTTATTGAAGCAAAGATACAAAAAAATTTAGACTATTACTTTAATTCCTTCTTCGTCTGCAAGGCCCTGTAAACCATTTGTTTTGACATCCCACATAGCTAAAGCCTGACGATAAGCAACTCGTGAGGCTTTGAGAGAATCTTTGAATGATGCCGGCTGCTGAAGATGAAGATAAAACAACATTGTTTGAATTGCTATTTGATCGATAAATTCCAAATCCTGTTTAGTCATCTGCGGAGTCGGTTCCGGAGCCAGATTAGATAATGCTTCAGGTTGAAGATATGTAATTCCTTCCCAAACAAATTTTCTAATTCTAAGATCTCTACAGAATATTTCGAATTCCTTGCTTTGATCATCATATTTGGTTCGAACATTTTCTACATTCATTCTTCCCCATTCATCAATCATCGTATGATTATGTTCATAATATTCTCCGTAGATCCTTTGTATAATTTCCTGTTGTGTCATTTTAAATCGTTGTATAGTTTATCAATCCATTTGATTTCCAGTTTCTTCCACTTACTTGATTCATCCAGTCGTGTATCAAGTGTAGGACGAGAAATTCCCAGTTCCATAGCCAATTCTCTTTTGGTGCCGAAGTCTCTGGACTTATGAATTATGTTGTTCGCTTTTTCTGTTGTGTTATACATTTTGTCCATAATCTAAACATACTTTTTTACCCATATAAAAACCAAAATTTTCTTTCTTATTATCACCGCCACTAACGGGATTAAAAAATATTTTTTCTTCGTTAGATAGTTCTTCTGTTAATACATCACATCTTTTCTGTATTTGTATTAAACCAAACCAACTGCAAAATATTGATGGCGCAACATAATCAATCATATTTTCTTCAAAATTAGCTGATTTAAAATCTTTATTAAATTTTCTTTCAGCCCAATTTGAATAACACCCATTTAAAAAATTCTTCATCCCATAAATTATTGTTGGAAATTTATAAGCATAATTTCCAACAATTAGAACTATTCTTGTTATTCCTAATCCTATCATCGTAATTTATCCCTTCTTAATAATTCTTCTGTTAATAAATCAAGCCATATATCTTTTCCGCCACACCATCCTTCTGGTGGAGTTGTTTTACCTAAACCTAACCATGCGCGTATTGTATGAAGAATATGTTTTGTTGTCATGTTATGTATCGGAATTCTTTTCAAAGTGCCTGTAATCCAAATAGGTCCATGTAACGTCACCCAATTTGGATTGAACATAGACTCCATTTTTTCTCTTGGAATTTTATTTTCTTGTCCGACGAAGCTATCTTCATCCTGCTCCCAAGTTCTGTAGTAATCTGCTATTTCTCCCATATTAAAAATCGAAGCTTGTGGCCCCTCGTATTACTGTTAATTTCTCAGTTATTTCAGTCAAAGGGATTTTCAATGCAGGGTATTCGATTTCCGGCTCATAGAACTTTCCATCGTCATGCCAGAATACCAAACCTCTTTCTTTGGTGATTACTCCGGAGATACCTCGCATATATTTCTCTTCTTCAGTTGCTTCAGGGAAACCGAACAAACATCCTTCCAACCATTCATCCTGTCTCTTCTGCAACCAAGCTTTTTCAAGATTCCATTCATCGAAATCAATCCATCCGATTATCTTTCCTTCTTGATCCTTGATCTCTATTGGTTCTTTATTTAAATCGCTCATAAACTCTTTTTGTTTGTGCTGCGTAAAACTTTCCTCCTCTGGAAGTTACAAATCCAGCGTTATTAAGTTTATCAGTTATTATTTTAAAATTATCTCCGGCTTCTACCAGAGCATTGATGAAAGCGAAAGCTTTAATATTGTCTTGATTATTATTCGCTTTATTCTTTAGAATCTCCGATCCTTTATTTCTTTCTTCAGAAGTAATTCTATGATTACCACCAAGCTTTGTGACAATTTGTCCGGTTTTTGAAATATGTGTTTCGCCACGTGACAGTTTGTCCTGAATTACATTCAAAGCAGATTTCGTTCGTTCAGCAGTTGTTTTAGCTTCATTCTCAGCAAGGACCGCCATAATTCCAATAGTTAAAGAATTTGCATCAGGCATATCAGCGCAAATGAAATCTACTCCGGAATTCTTTAAAGCATAAACGAATTCAACATTCCTTGCCAGACGATCTAATTTAGCAATGACTAAAGTTGCTTTTAATTTATTTGCTTCAGCAATGGCTTTTAAAAGAACTGGTCTATTTGATTTACGACCGGATTCAACTTCTTGGAATTCTTTAATTAATTGGCCGTCGGATGTAAACTGTTGAACAGATTGTCGTTGTGCTGATAAACCAAGGTTGGAGTTCCCTTGTTCTTTTGTGGAAACTCTGTAGTATGCTATGTATTTTTTCATTGTTCTTCTACCCAGTTTTTAAGTTCTTCGATCATTAAAAGTAATTCTGCTTTGGTCAGATCTTTTGAATACCAAGCGTCACATTCTTCTCGTAGTCGAAATTTATTATCTTCAACTTTCTCAACAGAGAATATTTGATCAAGTATTATTCCGTATGCTCCGTAGCCATCAGCTACATTTCCGAGTCTTAATATTTTATTTTCCATTTTTAATTCTTTTATTTAAATACTTTACTCGCTTTTCTAAATACAAAGATGCTGCTTCTAAACCATCATTATAACCTTCATCTCTATTCTTTGACCAAGATGTCATTTGAGAATAATGAATCTTACCTTCTCTGATTTCTTTGATCGCTTTATTAAGATATTTTATCTCGTTTTCCATTTTTAAAGTTTATAATGTTAATTTAGCAAAGACCGTGCCAAATATTTTACTTCCGAATTTCATTACTGAAGTGGCCGGAAGTTTGATCAATAAAGGGGTTGAGGTTGATTAAGCAATACAAATTGATGTATAGAATAATTATCTTATATTATTATATTATATAATATTATAGTATATAGATGTTATTAGATAATACTTCTACGATAATAAAGAATAGTATGTTATAACTTCTGAAGTATTGAATTAAAGAAGAAGTATATACAATTAATCTATATGTAATATTATAATCTTACCGTATAATATTTAAAATTATAATCATCTAATCTATTTAATTCCTATTACACGAAGTGTATACTTTCTATTCTGGGTTTTCTTTGCTTACTTTCTTTGGCTGGTCTGCCTATATTGTTAGACTCGTCTAACATTTTTTAAGCTAATTGTTAGAGTCGTCTAACAATTTATTAGTTTCCTTCGTTTACCAATTTATTAAAAAGTCTATCTGCCGGTTCGATCTCTTTCGAAAAGCACCAAGCATTAGAACCAAAGTCTTCATTGGTTGGGTAGACTTCCCTTTCTTCATATTGCTTCCCGAATAAATTCTTTGCTTTGGCAACTTTAACGATGAAGACTTCGTAAACATTATCTGATCGTAAGTACATACAAACCTTTCCTGTTCTCTTTACTTCAGTTGCTGTGATTGGTTCACCCAAACCACGTAATTCAATTGTTCTTGCTAATTGTTCCATTTTGTTTTAATTGTTTTGTTGACATTTCTTTAAATTTTCGATTCAAATTATTTTCCGGTATGAATATATTAGAAATGTATTTGAGTTGACGTATGAGAGAAATGCTACCCCTTAAATTTAATGTTTGAGGTTTTGGTTCATCTCATGTTTTATGATGGAGCAAACACTGTGCCAAATATTTTACTTTTTGTAAATTATTTTACAGGATGACTGGTTGATCAAATTGATTTAGATGACGTGGGTAGGATTTTTCGATTTGAATATGTTGTCTGGTATGATTGGGTTAAAGAATAGAGAAGATTGATTTTTGAGAGAAATGTCACCCCAAGAAATGGATGTTTGGTTCAGAGGTAGGTTGTAAATTTTATAAAAATTTTTTAAGGTTAAGCAAAATACGATTTGAGAAAATTAGGGAGATTAGGGTATATGTAGACAATGACCCCCACCAGTGCCAAAAGGAAATCAACTTTTTTCGACCCACTCCCCTTCGACGAAAAACATTTTGTTAGATGAAACTAACAATTTTGTAAGCCGATTAGAACCGATGTTTGAAATTTCCCCAACCGTTTATACATAAGCCCAACCGGACCGGCCGGTAAAATGAAACATATCTTTTTACAGTGGGAAAATCAAATAACAAACGTTCGTTATATAAATGTTATTAGTGTGCTTACTGATTAATCAATTGTTTTGCTCAATTATTTATTTTGTTTGGTCTGTCTTTGGTCGGGGCTCAACTGACTATCTGTCACATTAGTTCATTTATATCGTGCCATTTTGTCACATATTATACTTTAACATAATTTTAACACATTACCAATTTCCCCTATTCATGCACCTTTGAACCATGTTGTCACATATCGTGCCATATTGTCACTTGTTTTGTATCACTCTCATTACATATCTTTGCTGCAACAAAACAGAACAAACGATCTTTAAACATATACACTATGAAAACATTAGACAAAGCAATCTTTGCGGGATTCTTTTTAGCAATCGCACTTATTATTTTTGGTTTATCCTCTTGCACCTCTAAACAATACTATACAGTTACCGAGGTCCAAACAGTAAGATATAACTTAATTGATACAGTATCAGGACGACGTGTTAAAGGGCATGAAAGAACAAAGATTTATGAAAACAAGTTAAAAGAAGTAAAGGCTGAAACACTACCAGTTACGGGGTTTTAGAAACTTTAACAAAACTTTAACACTTTTAGATTTGGAACTTAACAAAATGTTTTACTACATTTGTCCCAACAAAAACAAGTCGATTGAGCGACTATAAAAATAGGTCTTTAGGCTCAAAGCGTTGATTAAGTACTAAACTGCTTAATCAGGTAGACAAAGAATAGACGATCATTTAAAAACTAAACTTCAATCACTGTCATAATTTGACTGGTTTGTATGAGTTGAGAAACGCAATTCTTAATTGAGTTGTATTTGATACAGGTGTGTATATTATAGCAATATAATAAAGTGTTTTTGGCTTGACCTCGCAATATAAGGGCTACAGCATACAATTATAACCAACAAATGTTAAAAAGTGTTAAAGTTTTAAATTTTGTTTGTGAGTGTAAAATCTTTTACATATCTTTGCCTTAACAAACTGAAACACTGGTTAATACCAGTAAGAAAAGAGTTCATTAATATAAACTTTAGGAATGGGAAACGAGCCCGTTTAATGGAAAGTAAATTGCTTTGTCCTATAGTAGAGACTACAATTTATCGAAAACAGATAAAGCAATTTTTAAAGTACAGCGATCACGTACCAAACCCCTAAAGCAAGCGTAAACAGGAAAGGTTTAAGTTTTATAAATCTTTGTTTAATATCCTACAGTAAGCCAAATTTAGCTGAAAACAGATATAAAACAATTGTTATAATCGCCTTGCAAGTTCATTGAATTTAACGGAACCGGATTAATACACCGATAATATGAGAATGACCCAATAAGTAGGGGATATATCAGGGGGATTGTGCCCAAACGTATTCGTAGCAATATACTGTTTAAACAAACCTATTGCTATTGCCAACGGATAAACTACGGAAGAAATCGTAATTGATTGAACGTCCGAAAGGATAAAGAAAAGTTTATAGCGTTTAGAGTCGAACTCAGCAATAGTAGCAAATATAAATCACTGTCATGGATTATTTTATCAGAGCCTACAGAGGTGAACAAGAAATTTTGGGATCGCTTGATTCCGCTATAGTAAGGGATGCGAAAACATTCCGTAAGGTACAAAACCGTTTAGATTGGTTCAAACCATCAAAGGGTGCAACACAAATTAAAGTGTTTACATTTACCAATTTCTACAGAGAAGAAACATTCAAATTAGTAAAAACCATAAATCTATAAAGTCATGAACACAACATTAACAAACCCAGTATTAGCCGAAATAGCAATCAAATTAGGATTTGCAGATCAATATTTAAACGCAAAAGAAAACTTGCGTGTGAACTTTATCAGATTTAAAAAAGATCTGCCATTTAGTCAGCGTTTAAACGATTGGTTAAAAGGTTGGTATTCAGATCACAAAGATAAATTTATCTTTTCTGAGGTGGATTATTTTACAGAAATGACTCCAAAACAGGCTTTTGAGAAAATGAAAAACGATTATGCAGCAACGGGAAAAATAGTTATTTGGACAGGTGAAAGCGAAGGTACAATCTTCGGTGATCCGGTGTATAATCACATCTTCAGAGCATGGCATGACTTAACTCATGTGTTATTAAACCAAGACTTTGGTTTTGCTGGTGAGTCTGTAGTCGGGACCGCACAGGTCCATCAATTACCGTCAGACTGGATCTTTGAACAACAACTTATCACAGCTGAAATATTAGGGCAAAACCAATATTACAGACAGCATAAAGCGTTCTTGATCGATCAGCGGAAGTTTGCTTATGACTATTTACAGAATCCTGTAACAGCCATTCATACGAGACAACAAAAAGGATTTATTGATTTACGTAAAAATTAATCACTGTCATGAAAAATACACATATAAAAAATCTTCTTTCAGTAGTACCTGATACAATTCGTTTAGAAGTTTACAAAGAAGCTTTGGCAAATGTTGAAAAAGGCTATGGTCTTTGTTTATTACTTCCTACAAAATTATGGGACATACATTATTTAGACGATGGGCCGGATGGATTGGACTGGGACTTTGATGATACTAAAATAGCATTCCCAGAGTTAACTGTTGAAGTTATTAATACAATTCAACGTAGACGTGCTTCGGAAGATATAATTTCAACCAGAGAAAAATACTTAAAACTTTGGATTGAACAGTTGGAACAAACCTTAAACAAAAATAAAAACCTTTAAACATTATTCATTATGGAAACGAAAAACATTTTACCATCCGCAACCGCTATTGCAGCGAAATTATCAATCGTAGATAACTACCTGTTATCTAAAGAGAAAATGAAAAACGCATCTAAATTGCATACGATTGAGCCATTTAGCCAACGTTTAAACATCTTTGTTGAAACTTGGTTTGAAGAAAACAAAGCAATGTTTACCATGACAGAGCATGACGAGTTCGATGACAGCGATTATAAAACAGCGTTCGCCAACATGAAAAATCGTTTTGATGAAACTGGAAAAATTCAAGTTGTTAAAACAAATTTCCCTACAATCTTCGGTGACTCAGAGGTTTACGATAAGTTCCGTGCATGGCATGACTATTTACACGTAATGTGTAATTGTGGTTTTGATGTTGGATCTGAGTCAATTGTTGCATCAGTACAATCAAGTAAGCTTCCAGAAGAATGGTTGTTCGAAAAAGAATTAATCATTGCTCAAATCGCAGGGACAAACCAATACTACAAAATCCATAAGGATTATGTAAAAGATCACAGGGAATTTATCAGTATGTACATCACTGATCCTGAGAAAGCAATATTTACAGAGCAAATTGATAAAACATTATAATTATGTATCTGTTAATCGCAACTTATATAATCCTGTTGTTAATTGCAGCAGGATTATTACAATCAAAATCAAAATCAAAAATTAAACTTTAAATAATCACTGTCATGTACACATTAGATCAACAAATCAAAGATATCGAAACTGCTGAAAATAGACTCGATGAATTATATGATGGACGTTATACACTATATTTATGCTCAACTGCTAAAAATATCAATAGTGACTTTTACTATTTCTTACAAAGGAATTTAAAGAGACTGAAAAAGATTTCACCGAAGTCATATGAAACAACGATCACGAACGTAGAAACAACGAATACAGATTTAAAACCTGTTTGGAGTGCTTATGATTATCAATCAAGAAAACAATTTTTACACGATCTGAAAGAAGACGTTATTGAAAACGGATAAATTATAAACAATCACTGTCATGAAAATTACCTACAAACACGAACAATTAACCCAGACAAAAGTCGTTAACAACATTATCAGAACGTTTCTTCTATGTGACGAATCCGATAAATACGACTGGTATAAGGAGGCACACAACTTCGCTATTTATTTAAGTAATACTTATAACGTTCAATTGTTCGTGGCCTGTGGGATAATATCAGCATTATCACCATTAAAACGTTGGGACAACAACAAAAGGATTGCTGAATTATTTATCAGGACCAAAGGTGCTGAAAGATCTCATATGAAACAGTTTTGTGATAAAGCGCAAACGATTTTAGATTTTGCTAACGATGAAAGCGACGTTTATAAAATATTAAACGGTAAAAAGATTGTTTCGTTTTGTAAAAACATCCTTCACCCAAACAACGGTGGAAATATTACAATTGATCGTCACGCCTTAACAATCGCTACAAACCAGATTTCTACGGATGACTATTACAACAATATGACTGTGTTACAATACAATTTCTTTTCGTCATGTTATCAGAAAGCAGCTGAAAAGCTGAATGTAAGCCCGTTGTTGGTCCAATCCGCAACATGGGTATTTTATAGAAATAATAAAAATCTTTGGAAATAAAAATTAAATCATCATGAATTTATCAACCTATTGGATCATATCCGCAATTATATTTTTTCTAATAGCATTAGAATTAATCAGACGAGGTAAATGGTATTGGTGCTATTTCTTTGTAATAGCTATCGTTTGCTTTATAACAGGCATTGTTTTATTAACAAATAATCAATAAGTCATGAACAAATTTGTATTATCCGCACCGAAAGATCAGTTGATTAAAGACATTAAAAAACTGATTAAAGTAATGAACATGGCAGAACTGAATAAAACTTCAGCTTATTTATGCCCTTGGATTAATTTAAGCGAATATATTTCACCTGAATTCAGATGGTTTTTCTCTCTTCAGGTAAGAAATATGAAAGCTTGGTATCCGGAAAGTTATAAGACCTCAACAGAACACACTATAGGCAGAAATCCTTTCAGAGTTTATCAAGACAGTTGGGGCTTATGGTCAACATATGACTATGATAACAGAACAAAGTTTTTACAATCGATCTTAACAAAATTAGAAAATCATGAAGAAATTAACTCTTAATCAATTAGGTGGTTGTATAGAAATCACTGTCACGGATAATGTCAGAGGTGTAGTTATTGGAAATTACCAAGACAAATCGATTAGCAGACCTTATGATTCTGTCTGGGATGATTACTTGGACGTATGGGCAAATCCGCTACATAATCCACGTTTTGATACATACATATACCCTGTGGTGAGATCGTTGGAAAAAGTAGTTAATGCTACCTCTGATAAAGACGTAAAATACAAAGCGTTCGACTACATGAGATTGTTAGCGGAACATAATAAACCAGCTGACCGAATTGAAGCTATTGATTTTGTGTATAAACATAGAAATTTATTATAAATGGAAACAATTGATTTTTATAAAAGAATGTTATCAACATTAAGAAGAAAACGATCAAATAACGATCAATTATTTCTTTGTTTGATCGCTATCGAAGAATGTTATTTAAACATAAAGCTTTTCCAAGATTTAAAAAACAGGCTTTCGAATATAGATAAGACCGATCCAGATTTGTGGAAAATATCTATTCCGTTTAAAGCAAATGTGAAACCAAAAATTGGTTCATTATCTGGATCTGGTTTTTGGTCACCGTCTGATTTCGAATCCAGATCTACATTTTTAGAAAGAATAATTAAATCACTCGAATAATGGAAACAGTTTATATCATAGAATCGATTCTAATTTCAGTTTTGTTAATCATCATGTTTTATAAACATTTCAAAGACGAACTGTTTGCCGCTGACAAATACCTTTTTTACACGCTTATATCAGTTGTAATAATGACGATTACTTTCATCAGTCATTTCGCTTATATGGCTTTAACAAATACGATTGTTTAATAAATTAATCACTGTCATGAAAAAAGAATACAAATATTTTAACGC